ATAAAAAAGTATGGGACAAGATAATGGCTGATGGTGGATCTGTTCAAGGATTAAAATTCTTAGATGATTGGTGTTTCTTAAAAGGCATATTAATGAAATGTAAAGATGTACCAGAATTCCATGAAGGCGTTCCGTTTAAAGATGTATTTAAAACCTTTAAGGAAATAAATCAATTAGAGCTAGTAAAACAGGCAGGTGTAAGACAGCAATATGTTGACCAAGCAGTAAGCTTAAATTTAGCATTCCCTAAAGAAGCAACCCCAAAATGGATTAACCAAGTTCATTTAGAAGCATGGAAACAAGGCATTAAAACTTTATATTACATGAGAACTGAATCTGTATTAAGAGGTGATATTGCAGCAAAGGCAATGGAAGATTGTATTAGTTGTGATGGATAAAAATAAGTTATGAAAAATTATACATACATACTCGGTCCTTGTAGTATTGAAAACGAGGATAACTTTTTAGAAGTAGCCAAAACCTTAGATGGTTATATGGGAGGTAAAGATTGGTATTTAAAAGGTTCTTTTGATAAAGCTAACAGGACTTCTATACATTCTGATAGAGGTCCAGGATTAGACGAAGGTATTAGGATTATGCAAAGTATTAAAGAAGCTTATCCTAATATTAGAATTGTAACTGATATACACGAGCCTAGCCAAGCATTACCACTTTCAGATGTAGTTGATGTTATTCAAATACCAGCATTCTTATGTAGACAAACAGATCTTTTAGTAGCGTGTGCAAAAAACTTTAATATAATTAATATTAAGAAAGGTCAATGGTTATCTGCTGATGCAATGAAACATGCAGTTGCAAAGATTAAAGAGGTTGATCCTAATTGTGAAGTATGGGTAACTGAAAGAGGATCTAATTTTGGGTATGATAGATTAATTGTAGATTTTAGAGGTGTAGATGTAATGAAAGAATTTGCAGACAAAGTTATTTTAGATTGTACTCATTCAACTCAAATGGCTGGAGAAGGTATAACTGGAGGCAGTCGCAAGTTAGCAAAACAATATGCACAAGCAGCTAAGATATTTGAATATGATGGAGTATTTATTGAAACTCACCCAGATCCTGAAAATGCAATATCGGATTCTGAAAGCCAAGTTGAATTGGATTGGTTAGTGTCTCAAATAAATAATATATGAATTTAGACTATTCTAAGCTATTAAATCGCAAACCTATAATAACTGATCTTAACTCAATTAAAGATTTTATTAAAGGTAAAAGAATTCTTGTTACCGGTGGTGCTGGTTCAATAGGTAGTGAAATAGTAAGACAGCTTGTTAATTTTGATGCTTCATCAGTAACTGTTTTTGATAATGCCGAAGCATCTATGTTTCATCTAGGACAAGAGATAAGTAGATCAAATCCAAAATCCCATATTAAATATGTAATAGGTGATGTAAGAGATAAGTATAGATTAGAAGAAGTTTTTGATTCTTTTAAACCTAATGTAGTATTTCATGCAGCTGCTTATAAACATGTTCCTATGATGGAGGCTAATCCAATTGAAGCAATTAAAACAAATGTTCTAGGAACAAAGAATGTTGCTGATATTTCCTTTATGAATGAGGTTGATAAATTTGTTATGGTATCAACTGATAAAGCAGTTAATCCTACAAACATAATGGGTGCAACTAAAAGAATAGCAGAATTATACACTCAGTTCTTAGAAACTAAATCAGCTACTAACTTTATAGTAACTAGATTTGGTAATGTGTTAGGATCTGAAGGTTCAGTAATTCCAACATTTATAAAACAAATTAAACAGGGTGGTCCTGTGAGTGTTACTCATAAAGAAGTTATAAGATATTTTATGACTATACCAGAGGCATGCCAATTAGTATTACAGGCAGGTGTATTAGGAAAGGGCGGTGAAGTGTTTCTGTTTGATATGGGTGAACCTGTAAGTATTACAGATTTAGCAAAAAATTTAATTAAACATTTTAAAAGTAATGTTGAAATTGAATACATAGGTTTAAGGCCAGGCGAAAAGTTATATGAAGAGCTATTATGTAATGGTGAAAATATGATTCCTACTAATGACCATAACATTATGAAATTAAATCATGAAGAATATGATTTTAAAACTTTAATACCTAAAATAGAAAAGTTATCTAAAATAAGATCAAACGATTTTTATAAGATACTTCTATTAATGAAAAGTATTGTTCCAGAATTTAAAAGAGAAAGCAATGATTAATATTTACGGAAAAGGTGGGCATGCAAGAGTTGTTACAGATGTTATAATTAACCACACAGAAAATCCTCATTTTGTAGAAGATTATAATGATGATGATTTTGATGATACTGCAATGGATCCTTGGGTAATTGCAATAGGTAATAATAAAGATAGAAAAAAAATAGCAAATAAACTAAAAGATAAAGAATTTAAAACTGTAATACATCACACTGCAATATGTGACATAGACCCAGGCGAAGGTTCACAGATACTACATGGCTCAATAATTCAAGTTGGTACTAAAATAGGAAAACATTGTATAATTAATACAGCAGCTTCTATAGATCATGATTGTGTCTTAGGAGACTTTAGTTTTATAGGACCTAATGCAACACTGTGTGGTGGTGTAGAAATTGGAGAATGTACATTTATAGGGGCAGGTGCAACAATATTACCTTACATTAAAATTGGTAAAAATTGTATGATTGGTGCAGGTTCAGTTGTAACTAAAGATATTCCTAATAATTCAACAGCATACGGTAATCCTGCTAAAATTAAATAATATGAAAAAGATTTACTTATCACCGCCTCATATGTCAGGCAATGAGCTAAAATATATTAAAGATGTATTTAAAGATAATTGGATAGCTCCAATTGGACCTCACTTAAATTTGTTTGAAGAAAGAGTTAAAGAATATACTGGAGCACACCATGCAGTAGCGGTTACTTCATGCACAGCTGGAATTCATCTAGCATTACGCGCATTACAAGTAGAGGCTGGTGATTTTGTTTTATGCTCGTCATTAACCTTCGTAGCTACAGTGAGTCCAATTTTATATTGTGGAGCTGAGCCTATTTTTATTGATTCTGAGGAAGGTAGTTGGAATATGGATCCTTTATTATTAGAAACTGCAATTCTTAACTCAATGGCAATAGGTAAAAAACCAAAAGCTATTATACCAGTTCATATTTTTGGGGTACCCTGTAATATGAAAGCAATTAAAAAATTATCAGATGAATATGACATACCTATTATTGAAGATGCAGCAGAAAGTCTTGGCTCTACTACCGATGATAAACATACAGGAACCTTTGGTTCTATTGGCGTTTATTCTTTTAATGGAAATAAATTATTATCTACCTCAGGTGGCGGCGTTGCTGTAACTAATGACAAAGAGAAGGCAGATTATATGAGGTTCTTATCTACTCAAGCCAAAGAACCAATGCCATTTTACCATCACAAAGAAATTGGTTATAATTATAGAATGAGCAATGTACTAGCAGCTATTGGTGTTGGTCAAATGGAGGTAATTGAGGATAGGATAAAAAGAACTCGAGAAGTTAATGAAATTTACAGAAAAGAATTAGGAGATCTTTTTTATTCATTCCAAGAAGAGCAAGAAAATGATAGATCTAATATGTGGTTAACTTGCGCCCTTATGAACGGTGAAGATCGCCCTGATGATTTAATTGCACATTTAGCAAATGATAATATTGAAGGTAGGAGAATATGGAAACCAATGCACCAACAACCAGTTATGCAAGAGTATAAAAAATATATAAATGGAAACAGTTCTTTATTATTCTTACAAGGTATTTGTTTACCATCAGGTTCAGATCTAACAGATGAGGACATGCAAAGAATAATAAAGTCAATAAAAACATTTTTTAAAAAATGATAACATTTGAAGAATATAATTTATTAGAAGCTTACATCAGTTCTGATAATTTTAAAATCTTATTAGAAAAGAACTTAGGTCCTAATATTGATAAGGATATTAAATTTGGTATTGTTATGGCAACACATGATATGAATGCCGGCGCTGCTAATAAACAAAGAGCTAAACATATGACTACACCAGGTGTCTTGGCTGACGCGTTAAATTCTGTTAAAGCTCAGAAGTACAAGAATTGGAAAATATACTTAACTGCTGATAAGTATGAAGGCGATGAAGGTGAAATTAAAAAAGTAATGGAAGATGTTATTCCTAAAGATCAGCTACAATATCAAAACAGATCTACACCAGGAGAAAGAAATAATAAAAAGTGGACAACCAAACAAATTCGCTTTACTGCAGGCTGTGGTGCACTTAATGACTCACTAGACATGGCTAAGAAAGATGGTTGTGATTATATCATTAGATTAGACCATGACGATAAATGGGCCCCTAATCACTTAGAATTAATAGCAAAAGCATATTCACAATATCCTGATTTAGGATTTGTTTTTACTAGAAGTAAAAAGAAAGTAACTGCATTTAATACCAAAAAGAAAATATTTATGCAACCTCAAAAGGACGGTATAGAAATGAAACCTAATAATAAAGGATATGGGCCAAACGATACTTCACATTCAGCAGTATCTTGGCGACCTAGCATAACTGGAGATTTAAGATATAGAAATCCAGATCAACAAAAAAACACTGCCCCTAAACTAAAAGGTGCTCCATCCGATTCAGGTGGAATACTACCTGCTGATTGGGATATGTTCAAAAGAGTCATGATGAATGTAAAGGATGCAGGAAAAAATTATATGTACATTCCTAAAGTAACAAGCTTTTATAGAAATCGTGAAGGCAAGTTCTAGTGATGAATATATAGATTAAATAAACTAAATAACTAAAACAATTAATTATGGAAAAATTTGAAGAAATCAAAGCGTTAATCGAAGCATGTACTGAAGATGTAGATAAATTTTATGTAAAAGGAAATAAAGCTGCTGCTGTAAGAATTCGTAAAACTATGCAAGATATTAAAAATCTAGCACAAGAAGTAAGATTACATGTTCAAGAGACTAAGAATAATCTCTAAATAAAAATTAACTTAATTTTAAAAGGCTGCCTTCTAGGCGGTCTTTTTTTGTCTTAAAAATATCTCTAGCACTCTTAAAACATTTATTAATTTATCCATATAATAATAAATCAGTAATTTATATGGAAAAATGTTTAATGTTAGACTTTGATGATACTTTAGTTAAAACTATTGAGATTCATGCCGATTCTTGGAGAAAGGCACTAGAAAAAGTTTTAAATGTAGAAATACCACTTTCTGCTATTCTTGCTGATATTAATTATGGAATGGATGTTTTGCTAGAAAAATATCAATTAACTCCTAAAGAAAGCAAATTAGCACAGAAGTATAAAAAAGAAATATTTTCTAAAAACTTACATAAAACTAAAGTAAATGAATTACTTTTATATATGTGTAAGAGTAAAGTATTTAAAAATTTAGTAATAGCATCAAATTCATCTAGGGAAAATGTAGATAGAATTATGAGCTATCATCAAATAGAACCTTCTTTATTTGATTACATATATACTAGAGAAGATGTACCAAATAAAAAACCGTCACCAGATATGGGGCACTTAATATTCGAACAATTTCCACAATATAATTTTGAAGACTTCCTAATGGTTGGGGATTCTGATGTGGATTTAACTTTTGCACGTAAACTTGGAATAAAATGCATAATAGTAAAATTTTAGTAGGAAACAGCGGAGATAAAGTATTTCTGCAAGGTAATAAAGTAATTAAAGAAGCTGGGCATTATCCAGAAAAATTCAAACAACAAATGGATTTTTTAATGTGCTGTGATCATCCTAACTTTATTGACATTAAACCTTTATCAGAAACAAGTTATGAAATGAAAAGATATTCTACTTGGTATGATAAAATTTTAACTCAGCCACTAAATACTTCATTAGGACAATTAGAAAATTTAATTTCTATAATAGGTAAATTTGATAATGTAGGATCTGATGTAAAGACCCAAGATTATTTTGATAAGCTACAATTAAGAACAGGCTATACTTATGAAGGTAAGTTTGATGCAACCTCATCATGGGGTTTTGTTCATGGTGATTTAACAGTAAGTAATATTTTACATGATAAAGACTTCTTATTTATTGATCCGCGAGGAACCGAAGAGCAAAACTATTATGACTACGGTAAATTAATGCAATCATTTGCAATGGAGTATGAATCCCATATATACAATAACCACAATAAAAAATATAGTAGCTTCTGTAAGGGTGCAGAAAAAATTATGTATGAGTGGTGTGATGAGTATCAATTAAAATTCTTTTTAGCTGTACATTTATTAGGTGCGGTACCTTTCTTTGAGTTAAATGAAAGATATGAATTAGCAGGAAGTTTTCTTAAAAAGGGGCATGAATTATTTGATGAATTAGAAATAAAATATACAAAATGAGTAGAGTAACAAAGGCAATTATATTAGCAGCAGGAAAATCCACCAGGTATGGTAAGAATAAATTAGTAGATCCTATTTTAGGAAAGTCTACTATTGAATATTGTATTGAATTTTGCATTGAAAATGGAATAGAAGATTGTTATGTTACAATAAGCAAAGCAGATTTCTTTTTTAAGGGCAATGTAAAATTATCTCATCCTATTATTGAAAAACTTAATCAATATAAAAATAAGATTAATATATTTTATGAATTTCAGCAAGATAATGAATATGGTCCAGGTGCAGCAATAAAAGTTTGGTCTGGTAAATTTAATGAAGCATTCTTATGTTTATTCGGTGACAATTATTATCAAGGAAATATAGGATTAGAATATCATGATCCAAACAGTACAGTAGTTACTTACAAAGATTATGATACAAGAGCTAGGAATTTACAATTAGCTTCCATATTAGAAAATGTTGTTATAGAAAAACCACATGGAATTGTTTCAGGAAGATATTTCTGTGGTTATATGATATTTTCAAAAGAAGCATTTGACAATCTTGATAGTATTAAAATGTCAAATAGGAATGAATATGAAATTACCCATCTTATTAATTCAATGGATAATTTAAAGTTTGAGGAATTAAATATATGTTGGTATGATCTAACATATGAAAATGATAAAGAAGTAATAGAAGATTTAATTAAAACGTGTTAAATGGAAAATGTTAAAAAAGTAGGTTTCTTTAAACTTGGTAAAGCGATTAAGTTTAATGAAAACAGTTGGGGCGCAATCGGTGGAGATTGTGAACCTAAGCAATTAATAAATGCAATAGCAAAAAGAAATCCTAATATTGAATATTGGTTATTAAGTCCTAATGATTTAGGCAGAGTTAGAGCAAAAGAAAAGCCGGCAGTTCAATCATTATTTGGAGATCCTATTAAAGCAGAGTCAGCGGCAGAATCAAACATTCATGAATTTCATTCTAAAATGGAGAATAGAAAATCTGCTGATGAAACTGTAAAATTTATAAAAGAATTAGATTTAGATTTTATTTTCTTTTACACTGGGCCATCAAGTACAGTTAATATACCTAATTATATTAACAAGAAGGATGGAAATGGTCAAGTTAAATCATTAGACTTTTTTAAATATTATGCAGCACCAATAATTCAAGCAATGAATGAATTGGAAAAGAAAGTACCAATTGTTGGTTTACTTGTAGATAATCGATATGTATTAGCCTGTAAAGATTGGGGTATTAATAATAGACCTACATATTACTTAGCTCAAAATAATTTTACAAAAGAAGAGCAGTATTTTTATCAACCACCACTAAGAGATGTTAAAACAATTACTTCTACTTATGAATATTCAGGTATTGAAACTGTCTTTCTTTTAGATAAGACTAGGTATAACACTGATGAATTGTTTGAAATGAAAAAGACAAATTCATTTATGATGTTACAAAATCAAGGAAAAGGTACAGGAGGAATGGACCGATGGGATCCTGTTAAAGATTATATTGTAGAGAATGATATAAAGACAGATATTTATGGTAAGTGGGATGATGAATTAAAAGAAAAATATCCTCAGTGGTTCAAAGGTGAAAAAAGAATTGAATCAATGACGGATGAATTACTTTCTACTAAGTATACATTCTGTGTACCCATTAAAGAAGGAATGGTAACCTCTAAGTATGCAGAAATGTTACACTATGGTATTATACCATTCTTACACCCGTCTTACGATACTGAATTTAATGTCTTCCCTGATGGGCATTTCATTAGATGTAAATCTCCAGAAGATTTAAAAAAGAAAGTAGAGTTTTTAAATGCAAACCCAGATCATTATAAAAAGCTCTTCTATAATCTCCAAGAAAAATACTTAAAAGATTCCTATTATACCGGAGAGCATGTAGATAATAAAATCTGGGAAGCTTATAATAAAATAACAAAATAAAAATATGTATAATTCAGAAACAAAAATCCTAGTAACAGGTGGTGCTGGTTTTATTGGTACCAATTTTATTAATGATTTACTAAATAGAGGCCATAACCCAGACTGTATTGCAATTGTTGACAATATGTCTAATGGTACCTACATTCCTAAAGTTCATGATAAAATTAAAAATTTTAATAAAGTAGATATTAGAAATCAATATGTTGAAACTGTAATTGAAAAATTTGCACCAGATTATGTATATCATTTTGCAGGCTGGGTTTCCATTTATGATTGTAACGCAGACCCCTATGAAGCAGTAGATAATAATATTTTAGGAAGTATTAATGTAATGAACGGTTGTGTTAAGGCAAATGTAAAAAGAATTATTTTTAGCGAAACTTCAGCTGTATATGAAAATTGTAAAATGGGTGATGCTGGTTATAATGAAACTCAATCAGATCCAACAACAATTTATTCTACAACAAAAGCATGTCTTGCGCTGTTAGCAGAATCTTATCAAAGAACTAAAGGTTTAAATTATACTGCACTTAGATATTTTAATGTAGCAGGACCTTTGCAGGATTATCATAGAACAGTACCTCCAGTATTTGCTGGTTTTATACTAAGAATAATGGGTGGTCATAATCCTATTGTATTTGGTGACTATAAAAAATCAAGGGATTATATTAATGTTGCCGATGTTAATGCGTTCCATATTCTCTGTATGGAAAATGAAGATACTGCAAACCAAACTTTTAATTTAGGAACAGGTAAAATGACAAACCTATTAGATCTTAAAAACTTAATTGCTGATGAAATGGATGTAAGCGGTATACCATTTGATCATTATGATGCAATTGCAGGTGAAGCAGTATATTCTTTTGGAGATGTCTCTAAGGCAAAGTCTATGGGCTGGGATCCTAAAAAAGATATTGTAGATACAATAAAGGAAACTATATCTTACTTAAAAAATGAAGTTAATGAAGGAACTATTAATCCTTTAACATTTATGGAAGATTTAGAAATTGAAAAAGTAAAAATATAAAACTAATGGATAAAGAAAAAGAATTAAAATGGGGTACTATAATTCCACTAATTGGTGGTAGCGCAATAGGTTGTAATAAAGCAACAGGTAATTTACCAGCATTTCATTTAAGCTATGAAGCATTTGCTGCAAATGAAAGTCATATTGAAGATTATTGGCCAGAAGTACCGATGTATAGACTAGATCATGAAGAATTAGATATTCCTAATCAAACATTTGAACAAGTTGATTTTGTAAACTCAGTTTGCCCTTGTGCAGGATTGTCACAGTTAAATTCTGCTAGTGGTAGTGCCTCATCTAGAGGATCTGATGCGGTTCAAAATCAATGGATGTATAATTCATCGGAGTATGTTTTAGAGAATGTTAAACCTAAAGTCTTATGGGGTGAAAACGCACCAGGATTATTTACTAAAATGGGTGAAGGCGTTGTTAATAGACTAAAGGCTATTGGTGAAAAATATGGATATAGCTTTTCTTTAATTAAAACAAATACTGAATTACATGGAATCCCACAAAGAAGAATACGAACATTCTATTTCTTTTGGAATACACCAACCGTACCTTTATTGGAATGGAAATTCAGAGAAAAGAAACATCTTATAGATTATCTTGCAGAAGTACCAGAAAATGCAACACTACAAGATATGTTTATGGTAGCAGGAAAGGTAACTGATCATTACAAACCTTATGAATTTGTATTAGAGAAGGAAGGTTTAAATCATGCTGACTTTGCTAAGAAATTTGGTAAAGGTACAATTGCTCAATATTTAGAAAAGAACGATCTTTTAGATGAATGTATTCAATGGTTAGATAAAAAATATCATAAACAAGGATTCTCTAATAAAAAATCTACAAAATCATTTGGTGATATGTTAGAGCATCAGAAATATAAAACAAGTCAAGGTTTAGGTTATTGGGATGCTTCACCGCATTTCTTTAATGAAAGCTTTTCTGCTCTTATTGGTAGAAATATGTTTAATGGTGTTCATCCTACAGAAAACCGATACCTAAACATTAGAGAAATGTTACACTTAATGGGATTACCTTTAGACTTTGGTATTAAAGATGCTAGGCAAGTTAATCATATTGCTCAGAATGTACCAGCAACAACTGCAATGGACATGGCTGTTGAGGTTAAAAAATTCTGTGAAGGTAAAGCTAAAATGACAAACTTTACATTTATGAAACAGGATAATACGAATCAAAAAATACTAGTAACTGAAGAGCTTGGTGCAACACCAAAAAAGAAGTATAAAGTTAATAGTACATTTTAAAACTAAATTAAATTAATGCATATAACAATAAACAAATACAAAAAATAATGGAAGCAACTATTAAAAAGATTGACGGTTACGAATTAAGTACCTTTGTCAAAAAGCTTTTACCAATTGATAAATTCATATTTATGAAAATCGGTAAACAAGGAACAGTTTCATCTGTATACTTTCCTGAGAGGGATGCAGTGAAATTAGTATCAACCCCAACATCTGATATCTTTGATACGGATATTGACAGTTCAGTAAAGGTAAGTTTTTATAACGGTACTAAAGTTATAGATGCTCTATCTCACTTTAATGGAGATATTCAAGGTAAGATTAAGTACACTGAAATTGATGGAGAATTAATGGCAAGTGATTTTACAATTGAAAATGATGATCTTAAAATTAATTTAGCATGTGCGGATCCATCTTTATCATTTATGGAAATGAGTAAAGAAGAAACTGATCGTGCATTTAGTACTGATGGAAGTATCTTTCAATTTGATCTTTTAACTACACACGTAGATAAAATGAAATCATTATTTAATTTAGAAAGAGATGAGGATACCTTTACTTTAGCAATAACAGATAAAGGCGTTGCTGTACAAGGACCATCATATGATGCTACATTAGCACATTCATACGAAGGAGATGATGTAGTAGGGCAAAAGGTTGTAATTTACAAGAAATATATTAATCTTTTAGATAAAGAAAACTACAAGGTTATAGTTTGTAGCAACAAGGTAGTATTTAAATCATTAGATACAAATACCCACTTAACAGTCGCAGTAGCAATTACCGACGAAGATTAATTATACATTCTAATTAACTTATTAAAGGCACTCTAATTAGAGTGCCTTTTTCTTAAACTTTTTATACATTTGGCTATATAAAAATAAATAAAAAAATATGCAAGATCTTACCGAATTACAAGAAATTAATAAAGAAGCATCAAAGTTTTATAACTATGAACAGGCTGTTAAATTAATGCTTAACTCTATTTATGGTGCATTTGGTAATCCTTATTTTTATTTTTTTAATGTAGATATTGCAGAAACTATTACTTTACAAGGTAAAGATGCTATTCTTTACACTGAGGAATTATTAAATAGATACTTTAGTCAATATTGGCATAAAGATATTGCTGCCCACAAAGAAATGGGAATTACTGTAACCGGTAGAATTGAAAATCCAGTAGGTATTTATATTGATACAGATTCAGTTTATGTTAAGTTTGATGAAGTCATAGCAAAATCAGAAGGATTTGACGGTGATGAAAAGGAATTTATTTTAATGCTATATAAAGTTAGGGTAAATGGTTATTTAGAAAAGATCCTTCAAAGATATGCTGATGATAATAATGCAGAAAACTTTTTATCATTTGAATTAGAAAGTATTGCCAAAAATGCAATATGGTTAGCAAAGAAAAAGTACATGCAAAATATTGTATGGAAAGATCCAGATATTCATTATGATGACTTATCTAAAATTAGCTCAAAGGGTTTTGAAATTATTCAATCATCAACCCCAATTTTTGCTAGAGAAAAACTAAAAGAATTATTAACATATATTTTCTCAGTTGATAAATTAGATATGAAAGCTTTTGCCGCTTTGCTTAAAGATATCAAACGACAATTTAAATTAGCAAATGTAGATCAAATATGTTTTTCAAGAAAAGTAAATAACTATCAAAAGTATATTGTTAATGATTATGAAACATTTGAATTTGCATCAAGGTGCCCAATCGGTGTTAGATCTGCAGGCTATCATAATTATTTATTAAATAACTCTACATCTAAAGGTAAATACCAACCGCTAGGAAATGGTGAAAAATGTAAAATGTATTTCTCAACAGACAAATCGTGTGAAGTGTTTGCTTTTGCACCTGGGGAATATCCTTATGAATTTGCACCACAAATTGATCATGACAGACAATTTGAAAAAACAATATTAGATCCAATTAATCGTGTTGTTACAGCAATGGGATTTAAGGCATTTAACAGAAATCTTATTTACACAACCAGTTTATTCTAAGTAAACAAAAGGTAAAAAATCAATATAATAATAAACAATAACAATATGGCAAAGGAATTTTCATTCGCAGATTTAAACAAAGAAATGTCAAAGATATCCGAATACGGAGAGACTTTAGATAAATCAACTATTTCAGAAATTGATCATTATATACCAACTGGAAATTATCATCTTAATGCATGTTTAACTGGATCTTTATTTGGTGGTTATCCAAATAACAGAGCAGTTGCATTAGCAGGACCATCAGGTACCGGTAAAACTTATCTTATACTTAATGCAATTAAACAGGCTCAAAAACAAGGATATAGTATAATTTTTTATGATTCAGAAAATGCAGTAGATAAAAACTTAGTTGAAAAATTTGGCATTGATCCAAAAACTTTTAGGTATGAGCCATGTAATACTGTTCAAGAATTTAGGAGTTCGGTAACTGCTATTACTGATGTATTAATAGAACAAAAGAAAAAAGGAATTGCATTACCAAAAATTATGGTAGTTTTAGATTCTGCTGGTAACCTTGCAACTCAAAAAGAAATTGATGATGCAAAAACTGGAAGTAGTAAAGCTGATATGACAAGAGCTAAATTACTTAAATCTACCTTTAGAATTATTATGACGCAATTCGGTATTTGTAAAATTCCATTCTTATTTACAAATCATACTTACCAAACACAAGATTTATTTTCAAGGCAAGTAGGTGGTGGTGGAACTGGTCCAGAATATGCAGCTTCTATTATTTTATTTTTAGGTAAAGCTAAACTTAAAGAAGGTATAGAACAGACTGGAATTATTGTAACTGCTAAACCAAATAAAAATAGATTTGCAAAACCAACAAATATTAAATTCCATATTTCTTTTAATAAAGGTATGAATCCGTATGTAGGTTTAGAAGAATATATTAGCTGGGATGTATGTGGTATTGAAAGAGGAAGGTTTATTACCGAAGGTGCATATGCAAAATTAACAGATCCAGGTAAAGCAGATTGCCGTAAGCATTCATTTAAAAAAGATAAAAAGGAAGTTACTGTTTATTTCCAACCTTCTCCTACTGCACGTAAGATTTGTGTAAAACATTTAAATGACGCAGTTGATCTTAATCAATTATATACACCACAAGTTTTAACTGATGATGTATTAAAATTAATTGAACCACAAGTAGCTGCAAAGTTTACTTATGGTGATGAATTAGAGCAAGAAGAATTAGCAGATATAATTACAGAAACAACAGAAGACGATGTTACCGAAAACTCTTAATACAGCAAAGCTCAAAGTAAAATATGTATTAGGAAATCATACTACACTACCGTCATACCCTGATGCAGAAGATGTTATTTTTGAATTAATACGTGATTACTGTGGTAAGGTTGCAAAGGAGATTAAATTTACAGATATCTCTATGGCAAAACGTTGGGACTTATCAAAAGAACAATGCAATACTATTTTAACTACTTTATTAAAACATAAACTTGTTAATATTTCATTGCAAAATTCTGCATATACGACTTATGAAGTAATTTATAATCCGTATGAATAAAACTAATTATGTTTACTAGCATATAAAAATAAAACTACATGAAATCAAGTATAGATCACGAAAAGATTTTCTTTAATTATTTTTTAACAAAACCGCATTACTTAAAGGGCACAGGTAATGGCTTTTTTGGTAATAGGGATCTAGATCAAATTGCAAAGTTAGCAAAAGATTTTTATTTAAAGTTTGGTGAAAGTCCATCCAAACAACAAATGTCAGCTTTAGTAAAGGATGATGTAAATGAAATATCTGGAGATATTGTAACTTCTATTTATGATATTAATATTAAAGACTATGATCAAGATTGGTTAAAGAGAACTGGTGAGGCATGGGTTAAATGGAAACATTTTGATAAACAGTTAGTAAGAACAATTGAATATGTAAAAACTCAAGATGTTTCTCCAGAGAATGTAGAGGATGTTGTTAATAGAGCAATAGGAATGATATCTACAGATGGATCAATTAATTTTGATACTGATACTGGTTTAGATTTCTTTAATCCTGAATCTCATATTCAAAGAACATCAAAGAAAATAGAAACAGGGTGGAGTTTTGTTGATCGTGTATCTGGCGGAGGTTATGATACTAAATCTTTAATCGTTTATGCAGGAGAACAAAATATTGGTAAATCTATATGGTTAGCAAATGATGCTGCAAACTTTGTTAAGATGGGTCATAACGTAGTTTTCATAACGGCTGAGATGTCAGCTCAAAAAGTATTAAAAAGAATAGGTGCTAATCTTTTGCATATTCCAATGAGTGAATATGATAAAAATTCTGGGAATAGAGATTATATGAAACGGAGGTTGGAAAAAGTATCAAGAGGTTTACTACCTCCTGGTAAATTATTTGTTAAAGAATATCCAACTTCACAAGGAACCATTCCAGATATAGAAGCTTACTTAAAAGATTTAGAAGAAAACCAAGATCATAAAGTAAATGTATTAGTTGTAGATTATATTAACATTCTTGCAAATTATAGAAATCCTAATACTGAAAATACTTATATGAAGATTAAACAAATTGCAGAAGATCTTAGAGCATTAGCAGTTAAGAGGGATATGTTAGTAATATCTGCAACTCAAATTAATCGTGGTGCATGGGATGCAACTGAGGTAAGAATGGAAAACATTGCAGAATCAGCAGGTCTTGCGCATACTGCTGATGTAATGTATGCATTAATACAAGATTCCGTAATGCATTCAGAGCGAGAATATTGGTTAAAGGTTTTAAAAATTAGAGACGGTCAAGGAAAAGGATCGAGGTGTAAATTTGATATTGATTATGAGCATATGAGATTAACCGAAACGGATGATATATCAGTTTAATAAAAAAATATAAAATAGTATGTGGGGAAAAAAGAAAAAAGCTTTAACAAAAGGCGAAGATGATAAAAAATCTGGACATGTTGAAAAGGATAAGATTTTTAATAATACTTATGGTGAACAAGATTTATCATTAAATAAAATAAACTTTACAGTTTCGGCATCATGGTTGGATAATATGGATCCTGATGATAAGATGCATTATGATTCTATGTTTGACAGAATAGATGAATTAATTAAAGGAAGTGAATTTGAGCATCTTAATGAAGCTACACCAGAAGGCGTTATTAAAAAATTAAATAAAGTACAAATTAATAAAGTCTTTTTTTATATTATAGAAAAAACTGGAACTTCATATACGAGAATAGATTTATTCGGTGTTTTATCAGATTACTTTGATGTGTTCCCAAATAAATTTTACAACTCATTATCTAATAAATTCAAGGATGAATTAATTAATGAATTAGATGCAAAATACAATATTTTAGAAAAAAGAAAAATCAGAAAATTATTTTAATATGGCAAAGAGAATATGGATGGTATCCGATTCACATTTAGGATGTAGATCAAATTCTGTGTTATGGCTCCAAATAATTGAAGATTACTTTTTTAATTTTTTTATACCCTTAGTAAAGAAAGAATATAAAGAAGGTGATGTTCTTTATCATTTAGGAGATGTTTTTGATAATAGACAAAGTGTTAATTTAGCTGCCCAAGATTTAGCGATTAGAGTATTTGAAGAATTAGGCAAAATATTTCCGGATATTCATATCATTGTAGGAAATCATGATATAATGAGAAAGAATTCAAATGAAATATCATCAGTTGATTGTTTAAAATATTTACCTAATGTAAATGTATTAAAAGAACCTAAGATATTAAAATATAAAGATGCTACTTGTTTGTTAATGCCATGGAGAAGAAACCATGAACATGAAAAAGAAACTTTAGATAATCTTACAGAGAATATTGATTATATGTTTTGTCATACTGAAACTAGAGGAGTTCAGATTAGTCCAAGTACAAAACATTTACATGATGGCGGAAATGATGTAACTATATTTAAAAGATTTAAAAGAGTTTATTCTGGCCATATTCATTATTGCCAAGCTAAAGAAAATTTTGTCCTTGTAGGAAATCCATACCAAATGACCAGGTCTGACCGAGATAACCAAAAAGGTATATTTTTATTAGACCTAGAAACTGGCAATCACCAATTTTTTGAGAATCACCTAAGCCCAATATTTTTACGATATTACATTAATGAAATATTAGAAATGAGAATGGAAGATGTGGCAAAAGAAATAAAAAATAATTTTGTTGATGTTTTTATACCTTCTAATGTGTTAGGTAAGTATAACATTAATATGTTTATGGATTATCTTGATGGTTTAGCCAGAAAGCTCGAGCCTAGGATATATGATGAAGAGAATCCTTATGATAGAGAAGACGGTGAAATGTCAGATTTTGACGGCGAATTAAATTTAATGAATATTGCAGCAGAACATATTAATTCATTAGATTATGATAATGATTTAAAGGAAAGGCTAAAAACATCAGTGCAAGAATTATACAAGAAAACCTTATCACCTAACTATGAAGATTAAAAAAGTAGAATTTAAAAACTTTGCAAGTTACGGCAATAGATTACAAATAATAGATTTTGAAGAAGATAAAAGTAATTTATATCTAGTCTTAGGTGGTAACGGTGCAGGTAAAAGTACCTTAGCAAAAGTAATTACTTATTTGTGTTATGGTAAAGTAGAAGGATCAACTTTAAAAGATTTACCTAACAGAGTCAATGGTGCACTATGGGGTAAGATTTGGCTAGAGTCAAAAGGCAATAAGCTTGAAATTGAAAGAGGTATTAACCCAGGTATTTTTAATGTAAAAATCAATGGAGAAGACTATGACGTTGCAGGTAAAGTAAACTTACAAGATTTTTTAGAAACTGAAATATATGAAATACCATATCATGTATTTAAGAATGTAATTATTTTATCGGTTAATGATTTTAAATCATTTATTACAATGTCGCCTTATGATAAGAAAAGAATTATAGATAAGATCTTTGGTTTTTCAATTATTAATGAAATGGCTGAATCTGTAAAAGAAAAGCGTAAAAGTATAATTGATGAAATTCGTACTTATGCAGATGAAATAAGAACTCTTAATGAATCTATTGATTCAGTATATGATAAGATTGAGCAAATAGAATTATTAGCAGCAGAAAAAGATAAATCCAAAGTTAAAAAATTAAAAACTGATTTAATTGAATTAAATGAAAATCGGAAAAAATTAAATAAATTTACTGAATTAACTAAAACAAAATTAGAGTCTTTAGATAAAGAATCTAGGGATAAGTCATCAGAACATTCTACTTTGACTAATAAAATTTCTAATATTAAGCAAGATTTAAAATTGTTTGAAAATTCAACATGCCCTACTTGTACTGCTCCATTAACTTCTGATTTTCATTTAGGAATTAAAAAAGAAAAAGAAGAATCTTTAATAACTCTCAATAATCAATTTAAATCTGTTAAAAAAGATTATGAAGATTCTGTTAGTAAATTACATGACTTAAGAATTAAAGGGCGGTCAATCCATGTAAAGGCTGGGCAGTTAGAAACACAAATGGAAAATATTAAACATAAGTTAATTGAATTAGCCGATAAAGACGAATCTGATTCATCATCCGACTTAAAGCAACTTGTGTTAGATTTTAATACTCGTAAAAAAGATAAAAGTGATGGCAAGTTAAAAAGTGAAGGTGAAGATTATTATTTAACTATACTTGAAAATTTATTAGGTGAAGACGGTATTAAGAATTTAGCAGTAAGATCTATACTTCCATCATTTAACAATCATATACTTTTGATGGGTAGAGAAATGGGAATACCTTTTGGTATAAGATTTAATGAAAAGTTTTTTTGTACCTTACATCACCTAGGAACCGAAATAAGCGCAAAGACATTAAGCACCGGAGAAAAGAAAAAAGTAGACTTCGTAATTATTATGGCATTAATGAAAATGATTAAAGTTAGATTTCCATCTTTAAATATTTTATTCTTGGATGAAATATTTTCTTCTATTGATTCAGATGGTGTATACCATATAATTAACATACTTCATAACACTATACAAGATATTGGCCTTAATACATTTGTAATTAATCATACTGTATTGCCTAGTGAATATTTTGATAAAAAACTAGAAATTACTAAAGATGCAGGTTTTAGTGAATTTACAATTGAAGCCATTGGATAAATATAATACAAGAAAAATTAAAATGGCACATGTCAGCATATAATCAAGAGTTTAATAAAGACAACACAATACTGCGTTATATTATAGTAGCTCTTTTAGCAGAACTAAAAGATAAAGTTTATTATTATAATCAAATTGACGAGGATACTCTGAAGAAAATTCCTGTTCCATTTTTCTACTCTATTACTGGTGATGGTCGTTTTCTTATGGATAATTTTCTGTATGATGCAGAAGCCAAAGGTAAGGCCATAGGTGATTATGAGTCAGTACCAAGAGGTATTATACAGTTAACTGGTATATCCATAGATTCAGGTAACCAAACAAATAAGTTTGCTAGAAGTGAGTTTGTACAAGAATGGGACGGTGTATTAAAAACCTTTTCATTAGAAACTAATTTCCTGCCGTTAAATATGTCATTTGATTGTACCGTAGTATGTTCATCTAATCTGGAAATGTTAAAGGTAACCGAATCTTTAATGAGTAAAATTTACAAGAATACATTATTCCAAGTTGACTTAGGTATGATGAGAGTTGCTGCAACCTTTGCAGTACCAGAAGATTATAGTCAAAATAGATTATTTGAATTTCAGTTAAATGATAAAAAAGAATGGAGTGTAACATTTCCTATTGAAGTAAGTTCATTTATGCCGGTGTTTGAGGAAGGTATTTTAATTCCTGAAATATCTCTAATGACAACAGCAGCTATTAAATCAAATCCTAATGCAGCTGGTGTAGGTACTTTAAGAGCAGGACCAAATAATGAATTAGGAATATTCTTTGGAGGTTTATTCCAAGAATTAATAACAACAACAGAAAGTATAGCTAAAGTACAACCAGGTGGTGCATTTAGTAATAAAGGATATATTGATCCAGATGCAGTATTAACTGGCGGTCCTTTTGGTGATAGCTCAGTATCATCTGCACCAGTAGTTCCTGAATCATTAGAAAGTTTAAATTATAGGAATGCGAAAGCAGAACCAACAGTAGACGAATCAGGATTAGGATCTGTTGATGATGGCTTTGGTGGATGAAACAATTAACAACCAAGACTTAGAATATATAAAACAAATCAAATTAGTGTAATATGGAAAACACAACAAATGAAGGGCAGACTCAGGTGTATTCTGATGGTGGAGTAAATCCACAAGCAGGTGTACAAACTGACGCTCCTTTTTTAAATCAACCAAGACAACAATTATTGGATATCATTCATGTATTGTTTCAACAAAGTGGTAGAATGTCAGATGTTGACAATGATCATAAAATCGATCATAGTGGATCAATGACAGATGAACAAGTATTAGCTATTTTAGTTGGTATGGGAATACCACAACAGATGGCAATGTCTGGAATATCCATGTATCGTAAAAGCAATAAAGATAAATCCGATATATACACTGAAAACAATAATCAAAAAAATCATAACAAAATGAACTTTACATTAACCGATCTGTATGAAAACGTTATGGATAGTATTAACGGATTAAAAGCAATGGATAATGATAACTCCAGAGTTTCATATTCTGTTAAAGAATCTTTAACTATTCTAGAGGGAGCATTATCTGCATTCCCAATGAAACTTAAAAATGCTGACCTTGCATTAATTAGCGAAGAGATAGAGAAATCTACTAATCCTAATCTTAAATTTAAAATCGCAAGAGACCTATATACTAAATTATCTCAAAGTACTTGGTTAAATCCAATTTCTGAATTGAGAGAGTATATAATGGAATCATATAATAAATCTAAATGGCACTTTAGAATTAGTGAATCTATTGAAAGAACATCATTTCAAAAAGGAAAATTAATGGAATCATTAAATTCTGATTTAGTTTCTTTATTAAATGAATCGGATGTAAAATCTAAATTCGCTGTTATTGCTGCTAAGAACCCGTGGTCAATGGATGCTAAAGCAATTGTAAATGAAATGAATGCTGAAGATCAAAAAGTTGCATCTACTGCAAACGGAAAGGTTGTAAAAATTCTTTCGCCTGTATTAGAATCTGAAAATGGATTAACATTCCAATTACATGGTAAGAATTATACTTATGATGGTAAAAGCATTACAGAAGCAACTGTAACTGATCCACGATTCTTCGATGTATCCGAAGGTTTAAAAATGTTCTCAAGAACTGGAGATATACTTTCATTACATGGAGACAACAATAAATCATTAACATATAATATTGCCGAAGGAACTTTAACAATGGGCAAAATTGATTTATCAAATTATAGTATAATTGAATTAAAAGAAACTTTACAAGCAACTCAATTCTCAGGGTATAAAAATCAATGGCAAAATGATAAAATTTGTAAATTCTTTGAAAGTGTTGATTTAGTTTGTGAATTAGATGACTTTACTACAATACAGAACCAAGAATATGCTGATGTCTTTTTAACAATGATTGGCGTACAGGAAGGTATCTATATTAATAAAGTAAATCCAGGTATGGGATTAAATGAAATGATAAAACTTGACACTGCAACTGAAACTGTTGATGTTGTAAAAGAATTTATTAATTTTGATATTTCTCCAATTCTTTCTGAAAGATTACTTGCTGAAAATAATGAAAAAGCAATTGAAGAAAATAAAAGAAAAGATCTTACTGATTCTATTTCTTTCCTAGAAGAAAAGAAATCTGAAGTTGAAGCTGCTATTAAAAAGTTAGGTGAAACTGAAGAATTAACAGAAGCTTTAAATTTATTAGCTGAAGAGTTAAACGGAAAAGAAAAAGAATTAGCTAATTCATATATTACTGAAAAAAAAACTAAAGACGACTATTTAAACGACGGCTTCGTAGAAGCATCGGTTAAAAAAAGCGGGCAAGGTCTTAAAGTAAGACAAGAAGTTTTAGTTAATGCTGAAGAATATGCTTCTCTAGGTGATGATGATATGTTAAGTGTAATTATCCCTAAGAATGGAAAAAGTATAATAATGCCTAAAGGAGATTTAGAAGTTAAGATATAATTTTTATAATACTAGTTTAATGTAATTAGAGGACCGATTGATTAAACAATCGGTCCTTTCTTGTATATAAATAATAAATAAAACAAAGTCAATGGCAAGGAAAAGAAACTATTTAAATAACAGAGATCTATTGGATCAAATCGTTTTGTCAAAAGAACAAGACGAGTTAACCCCAAAGGCTTTAGAATTTCTAATGTTATTAGCAGATAAATGTTCACGAAAATTAACATATAGAAACCCAGAAGATAGACAAGACTGTATTGCGTATGCTTATATGGATCTTTATAGATATTGGAGAAATTTTAATCCAGAAAAAAGTACAAATGCATTTGCTTATTTTACTGAAATAGCTAAAAGAGGATTTGCAAAAGGTTGGAATAAATTACATCCAAAAAAATATCATGGCACAGTTTCAATTAACGGGAGTGCTGATAGCGAAGGTATTTATACGATATAAATTTGCATGAGTATAAAAAAGGTAAAACCTACATCTAAATCTGGATTTAAGCAAGGGTATTATAAACCTAAGTTCCCTCAGAAGTATAGAGGAGGGGATCCTATCATATATAGAAGTAGCTGGGAAAGAAAGTTTTGTCATTGGTGTGATCATAATGAAGATGTTATTTATTGGATTTCTGAACCTTTCTCCATACCTTACTTTAATTTATTAGATAATAGATGGCATAAATATTACCCTGATTTTTTCTTTAAGATGAAAAAGGGAGATGCTACACAAGAATATGTTGTTGAAATAAAACCTAAGGCTCAATTGCAAAAACCAAAAGAACCTAAACGAAAAACAGCAAAGGCATTAAAAAGCTTTAAATATGCTTACGAATCATATGTAAGAAATTTATGTAAAACAAATGCTTTAAATAAAATGGCAAAAGAAAGAAATTGTAAAGTAATGTTGTTAACCGAAGATTCAAATTTATTCTAATGGCTTTAATAGGAGTATTTAAACAAGACCTTGATATTTACCTTGCTGAAAACAAAGGTAGGACTGGTGCGTCTAAACAATCAACTAATGATATACCTAGAATTGGTGCAAAAAGTAAAGGACCATTACAGCCGGGTAAAATGTATTGTTTTAATTATTATACAACACAAGAAACTTTTTATGATACTAAACCTTTAGTAATTGGTTTAGGGGAATCAGATGATGGTCATCAATTAGGTATTAATTTACATTATATGCCGTATGAAGCTAGGCTTCCATTTTTAACCGAATTAACTGTTTCTTTACAGAGCCAAATAAAATCATTGACTAAAGGTAATGCATTAGGTAACCCATCAGAACAAAAACCTATAACAAATTTTAAATGGGAATTTTTAAAAAGAGCATACGGTAAAAAATATAATTTAACTTATTGTGTAAGACAGTACAGAATGGATAGAATGAAGAATCCTTATGTAATAGGTTATGAAGATTGGTATGTTGGTGCAGTGAACAATGAGAATGAATTTTTCGGTGGAAATATAAATCAAGCACAATCATTATACTACAAGAATATATAAAATAATAAAAAACAAGAATATGGCAGGTTTTACAGATAGAAGAGGTCCTTTAAGCACTGGTAATCCAGTAAGAAAGATCCTTAAAGATCTTTCTAATTTAGGAATGGCTTATGATGATATGATCATTCGTAATTCTAGGGCAGTTGGTTTTACTGAAAACCAGATGGGTTATTCATTTAATCCAATGGGATCTGATAGTGATGATATGTATGGTGCATTTGCTGCTCTATCATTAACTGATACTACATTAAAGAAAAACATTGCATTCTTTGACCAAGATTATATTAGAAAACGTGATCAGCTTAGACAATTTGCAGTACAAGATGAAATAGAAGAGATCTTAGATGTAATCACAGATGAAGCCATTGTGTTTGATGAATCTAATTATATGGCTTATGCTGATTTTAATGGGCACATAGGAGAATCTATTGAAGAAGAAATTAATGATGTATATAATAACATTTATAATTACTTTGGATTTAGTGATTCGGTATCCCCTTGGAATTATTTTAGAAAATGGATGATAGATGGTTATCTTGCATTTGAAATAGTTTATAATGATAAGCAAACTGAAATTATTGGTTTTAAAGAATTAGATCCAATATCACTAATGCCAGGTATTGATGATGAAGATGGTAAAAAGGTTTGGATTCAATATAAAGGAGAAGGGGCAAAAGAAAGAAAATTATGGGATTCACAAATAATATACATTTCATATTCACAAGTTAATTCCCCAATGAGAATATCCTATGTTGAAAGATTAATTAGATCATTTAACTTATTAAGAATAATGGAGCATAGTAGAATAATCTGGGCTGTATCTAATGCTTCATTTAAAACTCAGTTTACTATCCCAGTCGGTGGTAAATCTAAAACAAGAGCAAAACAATCATTATCAACATTAATGAATTCATATAGAGAGGTTGTTGATTTTAATTTTGAAAGTGGTGAAATACAAACTAACGGTAAGCCAATGATGCCGTTTAATAAAGAATACTGGCTACCGTCTAAAGATGGTGATTCACCAGAAATTCAAACTATTGGTGGAGACGGTCCTGATTTAGGTGATACTGAATCTTTAAAATACTTTTCTGATAAATTACAACTTGCATCAAAAATCCCTTTTTCTAGATTTGATAGAGAAGGTGGTAATACTTATGATATGGAGGCAAGTGGTATGTTAAGAGATGAAATTAAGTTTGGTAGATTTATTTCTAGACTAAGATCTATATGGCAAGAAATATTGGTTAAGCCTGTATATCTTCAAATGTGTCTTAATCATCCTGAATTAAAAAATGATATTGCATTTAAAGCTGGTTTAGGATTAAGTTTTGAAAAAGATAATGTATTTGAAGAAATGAAAGAAATGGAACTTTCAACAAAAAGAGTAGACTTTATTGGTAATATGAAAACTCAATTAAGTACAATGGGTCCTGATATGGAAGAAATACCATACTTTGATTTAGGATTCTTAATTAAGAGATACGGTGGATTTACACGTGATGATATGAAAGCAAATGCCCGAGCAAAAGAACGTGAGGAACTATCAGTAGCTGGTTATAAAGAAGAAGATATTGAAAAGATACTTTTAGGCGCTAATCCTAAAGATTTTAAACCAGAGAAGAAAGATGACGGCATGGAAGAGGACCCATTAGCTGGAATATAAAAACTAATAAGAGTTGTAATATATAAATCAAATAATAAACTAGAAAGATGTCTAATAAGAAACTTTTAATTCTAGAAAGATCAAAGTCTAACCTAAACATGACAAAGGATGCCGATGGCTCAATTGTTTTAGAAGGTGTATTTACAGAGATCGGAGTAAAGAATAAAAACAATAGAATATATGAAGAGGCTGAAGTTCTTCCTCATATAAATGAATTAAAGGAAAAAGTTAAAACTAACAAATTGTTAGGAGAGCTTGACCACCCTAAAGATTTTGATATTAGTCTATCAAATGTATCTCATGTTATCGAAGATTTAGAATACGATAAAGGAAAGAAGCAAGTTTTAGGAAGAATAAGATTACTAAATACTACAAAAGGTAAAGAAGCTCAGGCATTAATAGAAGATGGTATTCCATTACATATTTCAAGTAGAGCTGCAGGTACTGTTGATGAGGCAGGTAAAGTTAAAATTAAAAAATTCTTTACATATGATTTAGTAGCTGATCCTGGTTTTGAAAATGCAGAATTGGCGAGAGTAAATGAATCTTATGGATTTGAAGATACTGAAGGTTTATACATTTACGAAATGGAGAATACTGAAGACGAAATAAATAAAACAAATAAAACAGATCTAACAATGGAAAATACATCAGAAAATTTTGTAACCGTTGAGGATTTCAATAAGTACACTGAATATGTTAAAAATACATTAGACAGTGTTAAGGAATCTGCAAATTCAAACAGTGATGAACTAATTCAAAAATTGGTTGCATACACTGAGCATGTTGCAGAGAAAGTAAATCAGGTAACTGATTATTCTGAATACTTATCTGAGAATCTTGACAAAAGCATATCTTACTCCGACTACTTAGCGGAAAACGTAGATAAGATTAAAAACTATTCTTCTTACTTAGGAGAAGAACTAGATAAAACTATTCAATACAGCGAACACGTTGCTGAACAAGCAGATAAAGGAATTCAATATTCTAATTACTTAGGAGAAAAATTAGAAAAAGGAATTGAATACTCTGAGTATGTTGCTGAAACTGTTGATAAGAATATTGCTTATTCAGAATATCTTGGTGAAAATTTAACTAAGTCTATTAAATATTCTGAGTATATTGCAGAAAATGCAAATACTGTTGATGGAACATTAATTAACGAAGAATCATCTGAAGCAACAATAGAAGAATCTATTAATGAATCAGTTGAAACTGTTAAAGATACTAAATCTTATAAAGATACTATCAGTGAAAAATTAGCTGCTTTAATTTCTAAGGCAGAAACTAAAAATCTTTCTGAAATGCACTTTATGAATTTCTTATCAGAATCTAAAAAGAATCAGTTTGATTCTTTGGCTGATGATAAAAAAGTTCTATTAGTTGAATCAATGAATAAAGATTCTATTATGTCAACTGTACAAGCAGAGAATGTTTGGGACTCATGTTTTATAACTGAAAGAAAGACAATTAATTTTATTAATGATATGCCGTCTAAATATTCTGATAAATGGAATGCACTGTCACAAAATAGAAAAGAACAAATAATTGCTGAATCTAAATTCCACTCTTTAAGTACTCCTTATGCTATTAATAACTTTTGGCAAACAAGAGATCTTAGAGATACTCAAATGAATTTAGAATCAATCAATGAAAGTAAAACTGCTGCTGAAGCTGCTCAAGCAAAAACTGAGCCATTATTAAATGAAAGCTTCTCTGCAGATTTAATTCAAAAAATGAAATTCAGATTAGGTAGATAACTTAATCTAAACAATATTAATCGAGTAGTCAAGAAGAAAAGGACTTAGGCGATTAAAAACGGAATATTAATAGTATTCCACAAATGCGAAAAATAATTTTAAAAAATGTACGCAAATCAATTAATCAATGAGGCTGAGGTTCAAAAGACTTGGGGACCTGTTATTGAGGAAAGTACTGGAATTACTGAAAAATCTAAGTTATCTTGGATGTCTAAGTATTGCCATTACCATAACCTTAATGAAAGTGTTTACAATACTGTACACCTTAACCCGAACATGAATGTTCAAAGTATGGGCAACGCAACATTACCAGGAAACCCTGGATCAATGAATGCTTTCCCAGCACAAGTAACTGGATCTGGTGACAGACCTTTTTCTTTGTTACCACTTGCAATGCAAGTAGCAGCTCAGACTGTAGGTTTAGACTTAGTACCTGTTGTACCAATGCAAGGCCCTATGGGAGTATTAACTTACTTAGACTTTGTATATGGTGGAGGTAGAACTACTGGAGCTCCTGTAAATGGAGGTCAAGATGTAGATGGTACTTCTCTTTTAATTAAAGTAGATGCAATTCCTGCTGTAGGTGGTGCTGCTAACTGGACTGTAAACGATGTAATATACGTTGGTTCTAATGTTGCTGCAACCGACGGACCTGCTTACGAATTAACTTTTGTAGGTGTTTCTAGAATTGACGGTTTAAAAATCTTCAGAGTAAGATCATCCACTGCTGCAATTGTTGCAACTGGTGCAAATGGTATTGCAAATACATTCACACAAGGTGGTGAAGGTGCTGCTGAACCGATTTATACATCAATTGCTGCCGGTGCAAACTGGTTTATTCAACTTGCTGTTGCTGCATGGCCTGCTGCTCCTGCTGCTGGTGCAACTCGTGCTGCTGTAGCTGGTTCACAAGTAGCTACCTTTGTAGGTGGTGTTGCTGCCATGACTGTTGGTGGAACATTCCAAACTGCTATTAATGGTGGTACTCAGTTAGGATACGTTAAGGCGTTGGAAGATCATATTTCAGGTTTCTCTGGAAATGCATTCCAACCAGCTAATAACCCTGCTGCTTTGGCTCCTGCATTCGCTGCTGGATCTCAAAACATGAATGGAACTGATCCTTACCTTAGAGGTGTTGGAGAATCTACTGTTGATAACTTAATGGGATTAACTTTATTTAACAAATCTGTTGCCGCTGATACTTTCCAAGTAGCTGCTGGTGTAACAAGAGAACAAGTTCAAGATCTGAAGCAATTCGGTATTGATGCTGTCGCTCAAGTTGAAGCAGTATTGGTAAATGAGTTAACTCAATCTATTAACAAGTATATCTTGGATAGAATCTTCAGAAACGGTGTAACAAACGCTGTTAATGTACAAGCTGTAAACGGTACGGTTTTATCAGAAGCATTTACTGCTGCTGCTGCCCCTGTCGCTAATGCTGCTTTACCTTTAGGACCTAACAACACGACTAATGCAATTGCAACTGTCGCTGTAACTGGTGCTACTGTAGCTGGAGGTGGAAACACTCAAGGAACTCTACAACGTAGAATCTATACTAAAATTCTTGCTGCAAGTAACTTAATTGCTACTAGAGGAAGAAGAGGACCTGCAACGTTTGCAGTAACAGGTGGAGAAATGGCAACTGCTCTTCAATCTGTAGCTGGATTTATTGCATTCCCGTTATCTAACACAGTTAACCAAGCTGGTGGATCTTTATATCCAATCGGTGCAATTGCTGGGGTAACAATTTATGTAGATCCTAACAGAGCTTTTAATGACTACACAGTAGCTGTAGGACGTAAAGGTGATGGTAATTCTCCTGGTTTGGTATTTATGCCTTACTTAATGGCTGAATCTGTTGAAACAATCGCAGAAGGAACTATGGCTCCTAAAATCGCGGTTAAATCAAGATTTGCTTTAGTAGATGCTGGGTTCAATCCTGAATTAATGTATTACACAATGAACTTTACGTTCGGTGGTGGAGCTCAACTTATCTAATAAGTAGAACCATTGTAATATTTTTATATAGAAAGCCACTCTTCGGAGTGGCTTTTTTGTTCTTATAGCTCAAATATATAAAACAATTAAAAACAATAATAGATCATGCCAAAACTAAAAACATATTCTGAGTTTGTTAATGAAGCACTAATTGATGCCGTTAAGAATCCTATTAAGTGGAAAAAGATTAAAAACAATGCTAAGAAATATCAAAAAGCTAGAGTTGCACAAGCTCTTAATGATGTAGATTATGCTAAGAGAAAAGAAAAGGGTTCAGATACTCTTTCTGCTAAACAAAAGGAAGTATTAGATCAGGCTAATAAAGCTAAGAATTCAGCATTAGCAGATACTGCTTCTAACATAGGACAAAGAATGGCTGATTTGGCTACAACTGATGGATTAAAGCAAGTTGTAAAATTAGCTAAGACAAAATCTTCTTTAGCTGCAAATAAGATTGTACTTAAAGCTGCTGATGGTGAAGAAGCAAAAAGATTAAAAATTAAACAAACTAAATTAACTGGAAAAGCCACAGATGCTCAAAAGGCATTAAAAGATTATGAATCTGATGGTAATGATAAACCAGCAGACGACTCTGCAATGCCTACAACAGAAAAACCTGCTAAAACAGAAAAACCTGCTAAAACAGGAAAAGATGGAAAGACAGGAAAAACACCACCACCATTACCAGCAGAAGATAAAGAAAAAGCTAAGATTGCTAAAGACGCAGTGTTAGATGAAATCGGTAAAGCTAAAAGTGCATATGATGCTGTAAAGGACGGTGATGATGAAACGGCTAAATTACAAGCAGAGATTAATTTTAAACTAGCACAGCAGAAAAAAGCTAAGCTTGAAGGTAACGATGAAGTATTTAAAGGACTAGCTGATGATATTACTGAACTCAAGAAAAAGGCACCGAAAGATGATCCATCTGCAAAATTAGAAGCTGATATTAAAGCTTTTAATGATAGAATAGAAGATGAGAGAACTACGATGAATAAAGCTACTAAAGATTTAGAACAGGCGCAAAGAGATCTAAAAACTGGTAGAGGTTCTGAAGAAAAGGTTCAAAAACTACAAAAGTCAATTGAAGATAGTAAAGAAGATATTGCAGAGCTTAAGAAAAAGGAAGCTGATGCTAAAAAGAAATTAGCTGCATTACCAGAATCTTTTGAATATGTAGCAGAATCTGTATCTGAGAAATTTGCAAGATTAAGACCAAACCTATAAAATAATTATTAATATGAAATGTGATTGTAAAGTATGTAACTGTGGTTCATCATGTGATTGTACATGCTGTAACTGTTAAATTAAAACTCTATGTATAAAGTTCGTAAAATAAACTTTGGATGGTATAAAAGGCGGTATGGTATTCTTCTAGAAAACCTGCCGCCTTTAAAGCAAAAATTGCTTTTAAATAATCGTCATATGAAATGGCTGGATTCAGATACTCAAGCTTTTGAGGTTATCTTTAAAGTAGAAGATATGAATGACCATGAAAAGAATGTTAATAAAGTTATATGGAATCCTTTTAGAGAAACCTTTACTACTCTTAAACAAATAGAAAAGGACGCGGACTTGGTTGAATGGAATTGTGGAATATGCAAAGTTCCTATTAAATCTAGAATGGATTCAAAGAAAGTAGAAAATTTTGTATGTAGCAAATGTTCTAAAGCCCATAACTCACGGAATAGAAGTGTAGATGGTAGAATTATAGATACATCAATCAAATTTACTAAACACTGTAAACACCTCCTTAAAAGAGAGCAGAAAGAGTTTATGACCTATGCAAAGAGATCATCTAAAGCTTAATGCTTGCGCCAATGTAATTTTAGGAAAAGTGTTTAATTGACTATGTGTAGATGCATTAAAAACAGTTACACCAACTGTTCTTAAATCTTTTTCTAATTCTTTAAATCCTGGTAAAAATTTATCTCTGTATATATGATCACCTGCAGGTCGTGTTGGGTAACCGTCATGAAAATGAGTATCTTTATTAGTATTATGCATATCAAACCCTAATAAGACAATTCTGTTAGCTCCTAAATGATAAGCAAGATTAATTGCTGCATATCCACTATTATACCCATGAGCTAATGTATGAGGATCTTTTTCTAAACCATGCGCCACACCTTTTCGTAAAACTTTTATATCTTTAGTATATTGACTTCCGGGTTTTAAAGAAAACTTTAAACCGCTAAAATTATCTATGTCGTTTTTATACCAAGTATAAAATCTACTATCAGTCCAATATAATACGTCAGCTGTCTGATGAAAAAATACTGCTTTATTAATTACAATAGTTTTAAGCCCTTTTAATTGATCAAAGTTAAAATTCTTTAATGATGGACCTCCACCAATAATATAAATAGTTTCTCCTTCAAATTTTCTTGGGACAACAGAGTACTCAACTGGTTTCCCGACAGGTACTTCTGCATTTTTAATTTCTAATTGTCTTTGTGAAAGTCCACGAGCAGGAGGTATGCTTTTAATTTTATTAATGTTTCGATTAGGAAGAACCCTTCTGGTAATATTACTTGACCGTACACTTGCTATAGGTTCTTGTGTAATCTTTTTTAGTGCTCTTCTTTGCATTATTTTTTTGTATTTTAATATTTATTCTAGTGTAAACAACTCTCCTACTTTACCATATAAAAATAAATCAATTCATGCGCAATATACAAAACATTTTACTTACAGAAAAATATCGCCCTAAGGCATTAGAGGATTTAATAACTCCTAAGAGAGTAGGAGAAAAATTAAGCAAGGGCGTTTACCAACATTTATTATTACACGGCAGCCCAGGTACAGGAAAAACATCTGCTGCTAAAGTTTTAGTAAAACATTTTAAACATCCATATCTTTATATTAATGCATCAACTGATACCTCAGTAGATGTTGTAAGAAACCGAATTACTGATTTCTGTGCTAATCGTTCTATTATGGATGAGCCAGGAAAAATGAAAGTAATTATATTAGATGAGATCGATGGAGTATCTGATCAATTCTTTAAAGCATTAAGAGCTACAATGGATCAGTTTGCAACTAATGCAAGATTCGTAGCAACATGTAATTATATTAATAAAGTACCAGATCCAATTCAGTCAAGGTTTGAGATGATTGATTTTGATTTTTCTAAAGATGAAGAAACTGAAATAATGAAACACTACATTATGAGGATTCTAAAAATCTGTAAAGATGAAAGTATTGGTATTGATAAACATGCAGCTGTAGAATTAGTAAAAAGAAAATTTCCAGATTTAAGGAACATGCTTAATCAGCTACAGGGGTTTCAGTCACAAGGTAAAGATACAATAACGGTAAATGATATAAAACAATTTAGTTCAGTTTATAAAGATATTTATGATTTAGTTATAGACGGAACAGATCCTGTAAAAAATTATCAATATATGTTATCAAATTATGCAAATAGATCTGATGATGTTTTATCTTCATTAGGTGCAGAGTTTATAGAGTTTGTCCAACAGGAAAGACAATCATATATTCAATTTATACCACAAATAATTATCACAGTAGCAAAGTATCAATCACAAAGGCAGCAAGTAATAGATCCTGCAGTATCAATGCTTGCATGTATTTATGAACTGCAATCAATACTAAATGGAGTATGAGAGCACAATTCTTAGAAAAATTAATTAAAGCGTACCCTAATCATTATCAATTAGGGGCAGCAGTTAGTCATTATTATAATCTTAGACAAAAAGGCTATGATAAAGAATGCTGCGAAGAAAAAACATTAAAAACTACTTTCAATAATAACTAAAATTTGTTATTATTATATTAAATACATTAATATGAGAAAAACAGGAAGGCATACGTTTGTAATAGACGGTAATTATTTTCTTTTTAGAACTCTTTATGTTCTACCTAGAAAATCTAAAAAAACAGAAATGCTTGCTACTGATGAAGATGCAATAGTCTTTATGAGAAAGCTAGCTACGGATTTTGCATATCAAATCCGACTATTCGAAGGCCTTATCGATAAAGTAGTATGGACCATAGATTCAAGATCATGGAGAAAAGATTTTTATCCAGATGCAGAATACAAAGGTAATCGTAAACAAGACAGTTCTATTAATTGGAAAAACTTTTCTAAAGTTACTGAAGAGTTTACCCAGCTACTTATTAAACAAGGTGTTATCTATTCTAAAATAAATGGCGCAGAAGGTGATGATTTAATGTATGCATGGAATACCGAATCATTAGCAAATGACAAATCGGTTATTATGTTCACAGGTGATAGAGATTTAGTTCAATTAGTAAACAGGAGTCAAACTAATAGCACTCATACAATCTTATTCTCACCTGCTCATAAAAAAATGTATACGTATCAAGGCTTTTCTGAATGGCTTACTACCGAGGATGAGGTTTCCTCTAAAGATATATTTGATGTACTAAAAGTATCGGCTTCTCCAGAAGCACAATCAAAAAAATTACTTTCATCAATTATTGCAAAGAAAAAGGTATCAGTAATAGAAGTAGATCCAGAAGAATTCCGTTTTCGTAAAGTTCTTACTGGTGATTCCGGAGATAATGTACCTCCTGCATATTGGCATACATCAACTACAAATGGAAAAACCAGAAGGTATGGTGTCAGTGAAAGCAAGGCTACTGCTATTATAGATGAATTTAAATTAAAACATGGTACCTTATCTCATATGTACTTATATGAAGATGGTTATATTACTGATTTAGCTAATATACTCATTAAACATATGAAAGCTAAACATATGAGTAGAGAGCAGATTATAACTAATCTTAAATCTAATGTTAATTTAATGGTTCTTAGTTCTCACACTATCCCAGAAGGCATATTAGATGAAATGTTCAAATCAGTAGAATCTCAAATAAATGTAAATGAATTAGTATTACCTAATGTATCAACAATGAAAAAAATAGTTGAAGGTACTAAATATGATGGTGATGATAACTCTGCATTTAAAGCTAGCTTCTTCAAAGGTGAATCTGATGATGATGCTGATAATATGTCCTTTATTACAAACAAAAAAACAAAAGGAAAGATTTTCTAAAAAAAGAAAACAATTACATTAATAAGTCGTATAAATAATAAAAGGTAATGAAATTATTTGATTACATAAAGGTCTTGTTTGGTCGAGATCCGCAATGGGAAAAATTAAAAGGGTATGATAAATCTAAAAACTCCTTTATGGTAAATAGGTTTATGAGTATTAAATTTCCTGTTCAAGCAAATATGTTTAATGCATTAAAGATTGATCCAGTAGGACAAGCAGAAGCATGGAGAATGGTTGCATCAAAATTTAATAGAGTACCTGGTTTTATTTATACTAAAACCAAAGCCTCTAAGAAAATAAAACCATGGGTTCCTGAATCTAAAGCTTTAGAATTTTATCTAAAGATTAATGAAATAGGTGAACGTGATTTTAAAGAAGCTATGAAGCACCACCCATCTGAAATTAAAAATGCAATAAAAGTATTAGAAAAACAGATGAGTAATGATGTTGATTGATAAACAATTTGAATTAGAAATACCTACGCATATCGCGTTTACTTTATATAAAAATGATTATGTTGATAATCTTATCATATCAAAAGTAAAAAAAGAATGTATAAATGAATCTGATAAGGATTCAGAATTTATTGTATCATTGGATCAATTCCAAAATGCAATAAAAACCTCAACATTTTTAAGAGGGGAAATGAAAAAAGTAATTGACCAAGATCTATTACCTAACCCTAACTTTAAACCAAATTCCATTTTCTTTTTGCAAGCTATAATTAATAGGCTTGTAAATTTAGAGACCATTACATTTAAGATATCAAATGAAAAGATATTTTCAAGGTTAGTAAAAGTTGGTGACGGTCGAGAAATTGTAAGTTTTCATTTTAATATAATAGAAGGAACTTTTGATCTTACTAAAATATTAAACAGGGAGCAATTAGACATATTCAATAAAAGATTTATGGATGTAGGAATAATGAAAAACAAATACTTAGAAAGAACTTCTTATTTTTATATTAAAGCAGTTACATTATTTGACATATTAGCTGAGATGGAAGAAGCACAAATCTTAGATGCTTTTGATATTATTACAGCAGTTGATCCTAAAATAGAAGAAGACGATCCAATATTATTAGTTAAGACAGATTATACACCGTATTAGAACATGAATATATAAACAAATAATGTTTGTATATGAAATCATTTCTTAATCGTTGTTGTGAATCAAAGCGTGAATGCGTTACATACTTGGTAGTCTTTTTGTGGGTTGCTGTTGGTGTTACTGCTACATTTTTTGATACTGACTTTACTCAATTAGCTGGATATTTTATTTCTTTAACTGGATTCGTGGCATCATACATATTTGGTGAAAGCATGAGACCAAGTAGTGATAGTTCTATTTTTAGAAAAGGAAAAAATAGTAAACGAGAAAATCTAATGTATATTACAATTGCACTATGGACCCTTATAGGAGTTTGTGTTATTGTTAAAAATGCTGATCTTATGGGTGCAGCTGCATATTTTGCTGCATTAACACCATTTGTAGGTTCTTATATAATTGGAGAAACTTTTAAAAAGGAAGGTAATTCCGAAAGTTCATATGAACAACAAATAAATTCATAACATGGCAATAACAGGATCCAGTACAGATGCTAATGGCGATCAGTTATTAGTTAGTCTACAGACACCTTATGAAAATGTAACCGAAGTATTAGGATTTACCGATTCTATAACAGGTGAGAGTACCTCTTGTTATTATAATAAAGATTTCAGGTGGGGTATTGATGGTGTAACATATTCTGATTGGGTTCAACTAACAGATGCTAACCTTGAATTATTAGTTTTAAATCCTGCAAATAAATTTTGGATTCAATACAGATATACACAAGTTGGTGATTGTACTTTAACATTTAATTCTATCGCATTAGAAATAGTAACAGATGGTGGTGTAATTTGTAAAATACCTCAAATTGATTGTGGTGGTGTTGACGGTTGCTCAGGAGCGTTAAACTTAGCGTTCGATTGTTGTGAAGGTGGCTGGAACCCATATGACATATCAAGGGCTGGTCAAATGTATACACAGCTATCAGCAATGGCGTCTAACTTATTTGGATTTTGTGTTGATTATTATAAAACCAAAGCGGATCAAAGAAGTAGTGATGTTATCCTAAAAGAATATTCATTATTTGATGTTATTAAATCTGGTGAGGTTAAGATAATGATACCTGATAATGAGCTTCCAACTAGAGACATTGCATTTAATCCATTAATGATGGATTTTCCTGTACAGTTTGAAATTCATATTGTAAAATCTGCATTTGAAGCAGTCTTTGGAATTGGTGCTAAACCACAGATGAGAGACTATTTACATTTTAAACAATTTTTAAATCGCATGTATGAGGTTGATGCAATGGCAGAGGCTGATGACTTTATGTACACTGGATCTTATTGGAGAGTAAGTCTTGTTACATATCAGCAGAGGACAAATGTTGGTTATGAAGATACTGTTGAGGGGCTGGCAGCCGAAGCTTCTACTGAAGCATTAATTTCAAGTGTAGAAGATAAGTTTAGAGTTGAAAGAGAAAATGAATTTAAGGATGTTAGAAAGCCTAATGAGTATAATACTATAGGTAGCCAAGCAAATGATTATGTAAGAAGGGCATTAAATAAAAAAATGACTATTACGGAAGAGAATGTTTACAATCAGTGGACAATCATTTCTAAATATCATTATGCATTAGGAACTTTAGTTAATGGAGGAATAGGCGTTAAATATAAATATAATGGCGGATGGGCTGATACTGAAAATAGAGCATTTACTTTCTGGTTTAGACCAACATCCAAAGCACCAATAGGCAAAAATGTTGTAATATCATCAATAACTAATAATGCAGGGTATCCTATGATAACTGCACCGGCTGGTGGTTTACCACTCGGAGAGGCTGTTGAAATAAGGGCAGGGGATTGGATTGCTATTAAAGGTACTACTTCATATAACGGAATTCAAAAAGTTAAATCTATTGATTATGCTACTAATACTCTTACATTAGATACTCCATATATTAATGGTACAATAACTACTACCGCTAAGTTTAATAAAGAAGTTAGTAATACGTTTATTTCATATGATACTGATGTTGTACCAAACTTAAGTTTTGTTCAATTAACTTATACTGCAAATTGGTTTATAATTAAACTTAATGATACTTATTATAAATATGACTTATCTAAAAGTTCACTAGTACTTACAAAAGGTAAATGGTATGCTGCAACAATTAATTTAAATAACATAGCAAACCAGTTATCATTATTTTTATATAATACTGTAGAATTAAGTGGTGCAATAAATCCAGATAAGTCTGCTGATCTTACTAGCATATATACTAATACGCAAACGGTACCTAATATTAGTGTACCTAGTGATTATACTTGGAAGTTATTAGGATGTCCAACTGATTTAACTAATATAAGAATATGGAGTGAACCTATTGAAGAAGAATTACAAGAATTAGTATTAAGTCAGTATGTAGTTAAAGATTCTCACTTAGCTTTATTATTAGATAATGCTTCACCAGAATTATTGCTACCAAGAGTTACTAACCCGAGATAACTTGGAATATATATTATAAATTTAGATAAAAATGAAAGACTCGTCGAAAGGAAAATTTCGTGATAGCTTAGGAGATCTCTTAAATGATTTGCCAGATGAAGTAGAAGGTTTAAGTGAAAATTCAGAAGAATTACAACCAGTAAGAATAGAAAGTGGCCAAGCTCTACAATTAAATAAAGCTAAAAATAAAGCTGAAAAGGTAATGAATAGTTTATTAACCTTTTATTTAAGCGAGGAGATTATTGCCGAGCATGAATACATTAGAGCTAAAGCACAATTAGATGAATCGGCTTTATCTATGCTAATAAGACAAATGCAAAATAGTGAAACTGCTATTACTTTATTAATGGAGACTATTCATGAAGGTGATGTGTCACCAAGAATGTTTGAAGTACTTAGTGATTTACAAAGAACTCTTTTAGATATTATTAAAAGTCAAACAATGTATATGGTGGCAATTGAGGAAAATGCTAAAAAGATATCACGCGATGTAGATGTCTATCATAATACTGAGGGTTCATCCTCATCCAATAAACAAAGTGGTATTAAATCTCGAGGGACAAAAGATTTAATGAGAGCTTTACAAGACACAATTAAAGAAGAAGATATACAAGATGTTGATGGAGATGAAAAATAATTATTTGTTAGTTCAAGAGATTGAGCAACAAGAGAGAACAACCGCCAGTGGTATTATTATGGCTAATGAAAAATATAATCGTAAAGTAAAGATTATTAATCCAGGAAATAATAAAGATTTAAAAGAAGGTGATGTTGTATTAAAAAATATGGGCAAAGGAACTATGGTAAAATTAGATAATGTTGAACATGAACTAATTCATATTACAGATCTTATTGCTATTTTAACAGAAGATAATGGCTAAACCGCAAGCAGAATCAGCAGGATTTGAATTTAAGATATCGAAAGGTGCCGAGTCTTTTGCATGGACTAGTCATAAGGTTGAACAATTAATGCTAGCAATTGATGAAGGTTATAAACCAAAGTCTACACCTTTTTATGAAGGTAATCCTAATTTAAGAAAAGGTAATATTGTATTTAATTATACTGATGAAGAGATAAGAGAAATTAAAAAGTGTGCAAAAGATATTGTTTATTTTGCTAATACTTATTGTACTGTAATGACCGATGAAGGTTTACAGACAATTAATTTAAGACCTTACCAAGAAAATATGTTAAGGCAATTTCAAGCTGAAAGATTTAATATATGCTTAGCAAGTAGGCAGGTTGGTAAAACAATATGTTCATCTATTTTTATTGCATGGTATTCTGTATTTAATTTTGATAAAAATTCACTAATACTTTCAAATAAGGGTGCTACAACAAGAGAAATTATTGATAAAGGTAAAACTATATTAGAACATCTACCGTTCTTTATCAAGCCCGGTACACTGAAATGGGATGTTTTTAATTCCAAGTTTGATAACGGTTGTAGAATTATAGGTCAGACAACAACCAAGAAAGCAGCAATCGGTTTTACTATTCATTTATTATTTATGGATGAGTTTGCGCATATACCTGCAAATTTTGTAAATACTTTTTATGAAAATGTATATCCAACAGTATCCGCATCGGCTAACTCTAAAGTAATTATAACTAGTACGCCTAACGGCTTTAATAAATTTTATGACATATATACTGCTGCCGATAAAGGCTTAAGTGAGTATACCCCATTTAGAGTTGATTGGTGGGATGTACCTGGTCGTGATGATGCATGGATGCGACAAGAAGTTGCTAACCTAGGAAGCGACGAGGCATTTAATAGACAGTATGGAAATCAATTTATAGCAGGATCTTCTTTACTATTAAATCCAGCTAGTTTAAAAAAGCTTACAGAGAATCAAGTAGAGTTTGAACATAAAGAAATACCAGAATTTGATGATGCTGAAATTAATTACACTGGTATGCTATGGCAACCAGGATTTAATTTAGATGAAATAGAAGAAGATTATAATTACTGGGTATTCTCTGTAGATATTGCTGAAGGAACTGGTGGAGATTATTCTGTTATTAATATTTTCCAAGTAAAGATGCTAGATGAAAGTGATTGGAAATCTGTAACAACACCAGGTAGCTTTGTTGACTTTTTTGGAATTAGGCAAATTGGAAGATTTAGAAGTAATGAGCATACTATTGAAGAATTTGCAAAAACACTTTATATTTTAGCATTTGATTTATTTTATTCTGAAAATGTAAAACTTATTATAGAATGGAATATGTTTGGTGGAGAATTAATAAAAAGAATGGAAACAGTATTTCCACAGAGAAATGATTTTGATGAAGAAAGTGTTGTTAAATTTAAACACCGAGTTGATGCTAAGACAAAATCTTTCGGTCTTAAAGTAAAGAAAGACAATAAACCTATTTTTTGTCAAAATTTTAAAAAATACATTACTCAAAATAAAATTCAAATCTTTGATAGAGATACTGTTAAAGAATCTTCTACGTTTGGTAAACTTCCTAATGGGTCATATGCAGGCCAATTAGGTAATGATGATTTAATTATGACTTGTATAAATAGTTCTGAATTCTTTACTACTTTAGATTTTTCTGATTTTGTCGAAGAAATATATGATGTGATTGATCCATCTATACAAAATCAAATAGAAGAAATACTAGAAAAAGATTCCAAAGGTGGTAATCTAAATTTTGATATCTATGACTTAGTATAAAAAGTAGATACTTGGTAGATATATAAAAAAACTAATAAACAAAAAAAATATAATACAAGATGGCACTAGATCCAAAAATCGCTTCTCTTAAGGCTGCAGGAACATACAGATTTGAATTTGACAAAAGTCAAGTAGTAAGTATTCCTGCTAATCAAACTCGACTAATTGTCGGTTTCTCTAAGACTGGCCCGTTTAATACACCTGTGTTTGTTCCTGATACTGCTTTCTTTAAGCAAGTATACGGAGACATAGACAGAAACTTAGAAAGAAAAGATTCTTTTTTCCACAGAAGCTGTTTAGCAGCATTGGAAAGAGGACCTATTCTTGCTTTAAATTTACTTAACTTAGATGCTAATGATAAAGTTAATGCTGTTAGGTTTTCAACATCAGCAACACCAGAAGCACAAAAAAATGAAGGAGCTTTATATGAATACCAAAGATTTTATAACAGAGATAAATTTTGGTTCCCATCAACAGACGATTTTTTACTTAACGTTGGAGCTGATGAAGATGCATTAAGTTCAACAACAGTTAACGATTTATTAGATGTTACTAATTTAGGACAGAATCCTATTTCAGTTATAGTTAAAAAATCTGCACCAACAAATGTTTTACAATATGCTGTAACAGTAGAAGAATGGTATGGTGCTGCTAATGTACCAGGTTATTTAGATAAAGATAGTTTAATATCTGACTTCTTTGTAGATGTTTATGTAATTGAAGGAAACTTTGGTGGAGAATTTAATAAAGTTACTCCTTATGAAAGGTTTGCAGCAGATCCAACATTCCAACAATACTTTGATCCAACACAAGGATTATTAAGAAAGAAATTTTCAACCGATAATACTGATACACAATTAGCTGAATTCTTTAATGAAACAGAAGTTAACTTAAGAGCAACATATACTGCTTGTTTACTTCCTGATTTTGTAGATCTATTAGGTAACAACCTTTTTGTTGAAAAACTTGTAAATGCTGATACTGCATCTACTGGATTATTTGTTACCGTTAATGAAAATTTATTTGATGGTGATACGTTAATAGATGGAGTTCCTGGAGGAATTGATATGGTAGGACATAATCTTGAAGCAGCTACTGCGTTTGGTAGCCAGGATGATGTTAACTTTCTATCATATAGTGGATCGATAGTTTCTGACTTATCTTTCCCAGGAGTTTTTGAACCTGGAACAACTGTTGCAAATAGTACAAGTACAATTACAGTAGAAGTTCCAAGTAGTGGAGATGATATACAAATACAAGTAACAAACACAAATGCTGTTAAAGATGCTATATGGACTGCATTCAGTACAATGACTGCTAATACAACAAGTGTAGTAGGTTCATTTATATTGGCTGCCGGAAAATATGTACCAGTAATATCAGTACAAGTATCAGGTAACACTGTAACTTTATTATTATCTGATGTAGGTGGTATTATACCAGCAAACTTTGCAACAGGTGCTGCTGCGAGTTATACTTATATTAATGAAGCAGACTTTAATTTTGTAGTTGATGAATTCGGACCAATAAATGGTACTCCTGCAGGAATCATAGGTTCTTATGGATCAACGGTTCAAGCTCAATTTGCAAGCGGTGTATTAACTGATGGTGATGAAGCAGTTTTTGAAAAAGGTGGCCAACAATATCAATCATACTTAGTAATGAATGCTATTAGTTATGGATTTATTCATACTGGAGCACCAACTGCAGCAATAAATAAAATTGCAATATCAGATCCTGATTATTTTATGCCAGCTGTTAGAATTACTCCTTATACTGAAGATAGTTATACAAATATAACACCACATAATCAATTTACTATAGATGATCCAGCTGGAGTTTTTATGAAATCTACTAGTACTGCTTTAAATCCTGCTCCGTATGCTGCAGGTATTTTAGGTGTACAAACTTTAAAAGGCGCTCTTAACTTAGGAATTGATATTATAGGTGATTCATTAAATGAGCCAACATTAAAACCTAATCAAATTTTAATAAATTCTGATATAGCTGTAACACCAGAAATAGCTGATGTAATAGTAGGAAATTATTTCGTGCATTTAAATGGTACTGTCGCAGGCGCACCATCAAGGTTAACAAGAATTAATTCTGTTGTAGGTGATTTAACTTCTACAGAATATCCAATTATACCTGCAGGTCAATCTGCAGTATTGGTTACTTGCCAATCTGAAATTGATGTTGAAATATTAACAAACCCAGCACAAAGAAAAGTAGAATTATATTACCCAATTGATTCATGGATTGATTATCTTAATGTATTCCTTTTACCAGGATTTAAATTAGATGCTACTAAACATGTACCTACTGGAACAAATGCTCAACAAAATAAATGTTTATCTCCAATTTTAGGTGGTACTAATTTATATAAAGCGCTAACCGATAAAGAAACGATTAACTTCCGTTATGTAGTAGATACTTATGGAAATGGAATCGAAGCAAATTGTAAAGCTATCTATACTAACTTATGTGCAGGTAGAAAAAATGCTTTTGCAATAGTTAATGCTCCATCGGCTAAAGACTTTAAGAAAAATACTGATCCAAGCTTTACAGATGCAATTGGTGGTTTATCTTCCAAGTTTATATCTGAAGGTGGAAATCTTGCATTGAATCCAACAGTTAGATTCTCGTTACCTTCATCTACAAGTGGAGGTTCATGGGGTGGTTATTATTATCCATTTATGACTGTTAGAGATTTAGGTAAGAACATAAGTGTTCCACCTGCTGCATACGTATCCAATAATTTCATACTTAAATATGAAAACGCATTACCGTGGTCAATCGTGGCTGGAGTAAGACGTGGAGTTATAGGTGGTAATGGGGTTGTAGGTTTAGAATTAAATTTAGATCAAGAAGACCGTTATTACTTAGAGCCATTCGGAATTAATCCGATTGTATTCCAAAGTGGAACAGGACCAACTATATTTGCAAATAAAACTGCACAACAGGTTCCAAAATCTGCTTTAAGTTCAATTAACGTTAGAGAGGTTGTAATTTATATCCAAGATGGTATTGATGCAATTCTTAAAAACTACTTATTCGAATTTAATACAGCACAAACAAGATTAGAAATTAAAACATTAGCTGATAACTTCTTATCTACCATTCAAAATGATGATGGTGTTTATGATTATAGAAATATAATGGATGAAACAAATAACACACCAGAAGTCATTGATCAGAATGTTGGTATCCTAGATACCTATATTGAACCAACTAGAGGTATGGAAATTCTTGTACAAAGAACAACTATTTTAAGAACTGGTGCAATTAGTACAGGAAACTTTCAATAGGGAGTAACTAAAGATGAATATATAAAAAAACAAAAATAAACTATGCCGTTACCACATTATACCCAATCAAGGGCCAGTAGCCAAAGGTTCGAGCCAATCCAACCTAACCTCTTTGAGCTGACTGTATTTTCGCCATTAGGGGATGACACAGGATTAATCTTAGAGCAAGTAAAATCCATTGGAGGATTAAATGCATTAAATCCATCGATTGATCCAATCGCGCAAAAATATAAATTTGCCGATAGATCTTTTGCAGGTATGCCAGCGCAAACGTTTGTTGATTTACCAGTTAACTTTACACTTAACTTAAATGATGCAAATGAAAATTACATATATAATACATTCCGTAACTGGACTAATTTAATCTATGATCCATTAACTGGTGAAATGGGATTAAAGAAGGATTATGTAGGTAGTATGATTTTAGTTCAGTATAACCGAGCAGGTGATATTTTTAGAAAGATTACATTTAAAGATGTATTCCCAATACAGCAAATGGATTTTGTTGATGAACTAGCCTATGAAAACCAAGATGCAGTAGAATTAACAATAACTTATCGTTGTGATCACTGGGTTGAGGAGAATGTAGGAGCTTAATACTAATTAATTAAAATTAAAACTGGGAATATTAATGTATTCCCAGTTTTTTTGCCTTCACTCTAATATATAATATAAAATATATAATATAGAAAAATGATAATCTATAAATTACAACAACAAAAAACGAACAAAGTTTATGTAGGGTATTCAGCAAATGATAATCCTAATAACTTTGGATCAGGTAAATACATTAAGAGAGCCGTAAAAGATTTTGGAACTACTTCATTTAACAGAGAAGTCTTAGAAGTTTTTAAAGAAGACGATTCATTAAGTGATATTTTAAAAAGAGTAGAATATTGGATTAATAAATTTAAATCTGATAATCCTAAATATGGTTTTAATGAAACTGTACAGGAGCTTATTCCACAAAAGAAAAAACTTACTAAAAAATTACAAGTATTATTAACGCCTGAGGATGAGGATAGTCTTAATGCAATTATTATACAAAAGTCAATGGAAAACAGGGTTAAGCCTGTTGCCATTTCAAGATATGTTAGACAGTTAATAGTAGAACATATTGTTGATGAAAACAAAATAGAAAAACAATTAATAAAAAATAATTAAAAAATGTCAGAGCACGAAGATAACATTAAAAAGGAGTTTGCAGCTGCTGAAGGTATTTCAGTAGAAGCTACAGAAACTCCTAACAAAGTAATACAAGATTTAGGTAAAGTAGTTACACAACAACAAAAAAATACCATAACTTCTGATGATCCTGAGATTAAAAGAATAAATGCAATGGTTGGGTATACTGCATTAGACCTTAGTGAGTTTCCTTCTAAAGGTAAATTTTATAGAGATGATTTTGAAATTCATATCAGACCTGCAAAAGTTGCAGAAGTTAGAACATTTTCAACTATCGATGAAAATAACTTAAGAGAAGTTGATGAAGGTTTAAATAATATAGTAGTATCATGTAGTAAAGTAATGTATGGATCTACTAGAGGTTCTTATAAGGATATTCTTGAGGAAGATAGAATTTACTTAATACTTTCAATTAGAGAATTAACATTTAAAACTGGTGAACAAACACTAATGATGCCAGTTGGTAAAAAATCATGTAAATCTCAAGATTGTAAATCTCAAGATTCTATGGAGTTAAGAACTTCTAATTTACAATTTAATTCTGTTGTAGAAAAATTTGAAAAATACTATGATAACAGTGATAGATGTTATTCCGTAGCAACTAAAAGTTATGGAGTTATACAAATGGCACCTCCTACAATAGGTGTTATGAGGGCGATAACTGATTATATCAGAGATAGAGAAGAGAAAAACTTAGGGTGGGATAAATCTACACTGGCTATACTACCTTATCTACAGAGAGAATGGAGAGGCTGGAGTGAAAAAGATATATTTGCAAAGATAACATCCTTTCAAGGTTGGGATTCTACAAAATATACAATCGTCTACAGATTAGCTGAAGACATGAAAGTCGGCGTTAAGCCGGAGATGGTATTCCCATGTAAAAGCTGCGGTGAGGAGGTCAGCGTACCGCTCACGTTTCCCGGCGGTATCAAGGCTCTGTTCATTGTTTCAGATATCTCTGCTGAACTTCTTTAAGATTAGAGTATTATTATTAGAAAAGTTGCATCTCCAACCATCAGAGTTGGATTTGCTTCCTTTCTATGAATATGAGTATACCCTGGAAATCTATAATGATTTGTTAAAGGAGCGTAATAAGCAAGAGCAACAAAATACTAAAGACACACAGGATAAATACAATATGGATGGGATGAAATCGCAGGCTCAAAGAAATATGAGTTCTTATAAAACGCCTTCACTCCCTAAGATGTCCATGCCAAAATTGTAAAAATAAAATCTAAATGGCTGCTGTAACTCTACAAGACTTAATGAATCCTTTAACTAAGATTCAAGCTGCAACTGAATCATCAGCAGAATCTCTCGATGCATTAACAGTAGCAGTTGCCACAGGAAAAGGGCAGCGTAACGTCCAAACTGATATACTTAGAAAAATACAAGTATCTCTTTCTAATAAGTTAAGTACTCTTGTTGGGGCAACACGCTCATCTAGTGATAGCTTAGGTGCTGAATTGTCTAGTATGCTTGGTCTTTTAATTGAAGCCGTTACTGAGTCTGATGAAACTGGTTTGAGTGGTGGTGAATTGCTAGCAATGAGAGAGCAGAAAATACAAACAAAGCTCTTAAAACAAATAGCAGCAGGAAAAAGTGGTAAAGGTAAATCCGAAGGAAAGGCCAAAGGTAAAGGTGCTAAAGTTGATCCAGGATTTAAGGATGGTGCGGAGGCCCTAAAACTATTAGGTGCTGGTGCTGGTACATTAGCAAAAGGTTTACTTATATTTAAATTTGTTCCTAAGAAAGCTATAACTAAATTCAAGGATGCTATAACTGATCTCTACGGGGTGATGCAAGAATTTAATACTAAGAAAATAAAAGAAGGTGCTGAAGCATTTCAAATAATATCAAGTTCTATTGGTACTTTTGCCAAAAATCTAGCAATAGCTGCATTTCTATTACCAATAGGAATTATTGGAGCAAAGCTTTTAAATACTGCTCTTGGTATAATTACGCCTACATTTTTAGAATTAAGCGAAAAGGGTAAGGAATTAAAAAAGGCTGCACAATTTTTCGAGATAATAGCTAATTCTATTGGTACTTTTGCTAAAAATCTAGCACTATCTACTTTTTTATTACCTATAGGTCTTATTGGAGCAAAGCTTTTAAATACTGCTCTTGGTATAGTTACACCTGCATTTGTAAAATTAGGTAAAGAAGCTAAGACTGTAAAGAAAGGTGCAAAGGTTTTAGATTTAATAAGTTCTTCAATGTTAAAGTTTGCTAAAAATTTAGCTTTAGCTGGATTATTAGCTATTGTTGGACTTGTCGCAATTCCTTTTTTACTTGCTAGTTTAGTTTTAATAGGTGGTGCTATGTTCTTACTTGGTAAGATGAGCAAACCAATAAGAAAAGGCGCAAGGGCATTAGACAGAGTAGGCGATGCTTTAAAATCATTTGCAGTTGGTTTAGCTCTATTTGCAATAACTACATTTTTTATTATGATGCAACCTGAAATTCTTTTAGGAATGGTTGCAAGTATAGTTTTAATAGGTGGGGCTGTCGCTATAATTGGATTATTAAATAAACAAATTAATAAAGGATCATTATCCCTTATGCTTATGGGCGCGGGTTTAATTGTCTTTGGAATAGGCTATGCAATATTTGCAACATTCGTAGCATCCACAGCACCTACTATTGGCGCAGTTGGTATACAATTGGCGGTCTTAGGTGGCATTGGTTTAGTAACTGCACTATTAGGGGCAGGTTTGAGTTTAATAGCACAAGGTGCACTTTCTCTTTTCCTTATGGGAGTTGGGTTAGCTATATTTGGTATAGGTTATACTCCATTTGCTAAAGCTACAAAAGATGCAACATTAGACAGCGTAGCTGTTCAGGCTGGTGTATTAACTGCATTAGGTTTAGTATTCGCAGCAGCAGGACTTGCCGCGATTGCAATAATACCAGGTGCAGCTGCCTTTGGTGCAATAGGTTTAGGGTTACTAGCATTAGCACCAGGCCTAAAAGCAATGCAGGCTGTTAATTTTACTGAACAAGATGCTCTTAATTTAACAACTACATTAGCAGGTGTAAAGACAGCATTTATAGGACCTCCTAATAAAGGTGGAGTAGTAAGTGGAATCTTTAAGAGTATAGGTGGTGCAATAAGTGGTGGAGCTGATGCGGTTGCAATGACAGCAGCGGCTGTAGGTTTTGGAGCGGCCGGTATGGCATTAACTAAATTATCTAAAGGATTAAAAGATTATCAAAAATTAGGCTGGACTGCTGATGAGAGTTTACAGCTAACAACCGTATTGACTGGTATAACAGGTGCATTCGCTGCTGCTGGTGGCGAAGCTGCAACACCAACTGGGTTATTTGGAGCAGTGTTTGGAAACGCATTCAGCCCTAATGCCACTAAGAAAGGTATTGATTCTGTAATGGGTGCAGGTAAAGCTTTAACTAGTATAGTTGTTGGCTTAACTGAATTCCAAAAATTAGTTGATTCTAAAGTAGACTTTGATGTATTAGGTGAGGCTATTAGTAAAACAGTTGGTTTTATACAAAGAGCGTTTGCTGCTGTTGCCGAAGAAGGAAATGTTGATGCAGGTGGATTCTTTGGTTCTTTATTTGGAATTAAAAAGAATAAAGTTGCAGAAGGGCTTTCATCCGTGCAAGGTGCAGGTAAAGCATTAAAAGATATTGCATTAGGTTTAGGTGAATTTCAAAAATTAGTAGAAAGTAATATAGATTTTGATGCAGTTGGCGCTGCTATCAGCAAATCTGTAGGATTTGTACAACAGGCCTTTGCCGCTGTTGCTGATGAAGGTAATGTGGATGCAGGTGGATTCTTCGGTTCTTTATTTGGAATTAAAAAGAATAAAGTACAAGAAGGCGTACAATCAGTACAAAGTGCAGGTAAAGCATTAAAGGATATCGCATTAGGTTTAAGTGAGTTTCAAAAATTAGTAGAAAGTAACGTAGATTTTGATGCAGTAGGTGCAGCCATTAGTAAATCTATAGGATTTGTACAAGAAGCGTTTGCTGCAGTTGCTGAAGAAGGCAATGTTGAAGCAGGTGGGTTTTGGAGTAGTTTATTTGGAATTAAAAAAAATAAAGTTGCTGAAGGTGTTGCAGCTGTACAAGGTGCAGGTACCGAACTAAATAAAATTGCCACCGCATTAGAAACATTCGCTGGTCTAAAAGATCCAGAAGCCACAGCAAATAGTATTAAACAAGTATTAGGAATGGTTGGTTCTGCATTTGCTTCTATTGGTGGCGCAGAAGAAACTGATGGAAATTGGTTTATGTCTTGGGATGAAAACTTAGTTGAAAAAGGTATTGACGCAGTAGATGGTGCTGGTGATGCATTAATTGATATAGCGGCAGGACTTAAGGCGTTTAGTGGAGATTTTGATCCTGTTTCGGTTGCAAAATCTATTGGTACATTATTAACTTCAATAGGAACGGCATTTAGCGATCTTTATAAAACTAATCCTCTTATATCACCACAACTACACGACTTCTCATCATTCATTGTAACATTAGGAGATGTAGCAGAAAAAGGATTATTAGATAAGGCAGCTGAAGGAATTTCTAAAATCGCAGATTCTATTAATAAAATAGATATTGATAAGACAGTAGCATTTGGTGATCTATTTAAATCAAGCTCTGAACTGTCAGATGATCGCGGAGCATATAAAGCATTAGCTAGAGCAGTAGAAGATATCAGAGATATGATGGCTGAGCCGGCTGATACTGGATTTTCAATCTTTGGACCAAAAACAGAAGGTGAGTCCGGTGGTAATTCTAGTGGTGCTCCTGCTGCAGCAAGATCTGGTTCATCTAACAAAGCATTAGAACGCCAGCTCGGTAAAGTTGCATCTGCAATATCTGGATTCCCTGCACAAATACAAACTGCAATGTTAAGTATACCTGATGGGGCATTTAAGGTTACCAGATAATAAAAACTTTTTATTTTCTTAAAACTAATTTTATTTTTAGCTATATAATATTTATAACAGTTAAAGTTAAAATAGTATGAAAAAGAATATAGTTTGGTTTGACTTAGAAACCACAGGAATCAGCACAACAGCTGACCGCATAATTGAGATCTGTATGATTAAAACAGATTTTGATGGCAATGAGATTGAAACTTACAATCAATTAGTAAACCCAGGAAATGTACAAATGAGAGCCGAGGCTGAAGACAAGCACGGCATATCTTTAGAGATGCTAAAGGATAAACCTACCTTTGAAATGATAGCATCTGAAATCAATGACTTTATTGGTGATAGTGACTTAGGAGGGTATAATGCCTTATTCTTTGATGTTCCTTTCTTATGTGAGGAATTTATGAGATGTGGTATTGTATTTAACCACAGAGGTAGAGCTGTAATGGATCCATTTCTTATATATAGTAATTATGAAAAAAGAGATCTAACAAATACTTATAAAAAATTCACAGGTAAAGATTTAGAAGGCGCTCATAGGGCTGAAGCTGATGTTAGAGCTACTATGGAAATATTTCAAAAACAAAGAGAAGTTTATGATATGCCACAAACTGCTGAAGAAATTGATAAGGTAGTAAATACTCGTAGAGCTGATCAAGTTGATTTAGGAAGTAAGTTAAAGTTTGATGAAGTAAATGGAAAGAGAACAATTGTATTTAATTTTGGAAAGAATAAAGGTAAATCTTTTAAGGAAGTATTTGAAATGGACGGAAGATATATTGATTGGATTATTGATAAAGGTGAATTCTCAACAGAGCTAAAGGTTATTTGCAAAAAATTGGTTGCAAAGTTTAAAGCTGAAGAAAACAAAAATATAGAAATGCCATATTAATCTTTCAGAAAGAGAAAAGATTTGTTACTATTATAATATACTGAACAATAACATTAGATAAAATGACCAGATTAGAAAGACCAGATTTAGCAACAAACGTAACATTCCACGGCCATTACTTTATGGCAACTAAACAAGACATAGAAAAAGTATGTGGCACTGTAATGTATACAGATAATGATGTTGATGAAAAAACTCAAAATGAATGGGAAATGCAAACCGAAGATGGTACTGCAATTACTATATATGATTACAAAGAATATCGTGAATATTCTGATGATGAAAAAATTGAATGGCACATAGGTGCAAATAATAGATTTGGTGCAAAAAAAGGTTATGATGAATTAAAAAGAGCATTTCATCTACATCCTAAAGTTACTTATAATATATAATAAAGTTCATTGAATTATTGGGGGTGAACGGTTTTTGACAATCTGATTGAAATAAGAACTACAGCACCGGGTGATGACCTACATCAACCTTAGCCGACAACGCTGAGTTAGCAATGGCTGCCTAACTAGGTAAGTAATGCACATCATGTTATTAGTATGCTTGTAAATAACTAAGATGTAAAAGGAAGCAGATTGCGGTTTTAGTAATGTACCCTAAACATTGCAACCAATAGAGCCTTTATGATTTTGTGGCCATGGAATATCAAAATCTGATTTTGGAAGTTTAAATAAACTTATCCTAAGCTGTAAGAAATGTTTTTATGAATACTTATTGGACGTGGGTTCGAATCCCACCACCTCCACAAAGGGGAATTAGCTCAGCTGGCTAGAGCGCCTGCCTTGCACGCAGGAGGTCATCGGTTCGACTCCGATATTCTCCACAATAATAAAAATAAAAATAGTTAAATAAGTAATGACAACAAATCAAGAAACAAACAACGGACAAACACAAGTTAACCAAACTAGGAACTCGTTTAATGGCAAAGTATCCAAGTATAAAATGTTAGGCTCTTCTAAAAAGGTACAGTGGGATAACGTAAGAAGAAACAGATCAATATGATAGATGATTATACATATGTTATAAAAGTAATAACAAATAAAAATAATAACCGTTATCATTATCCTGCTATTAAAAAATTAATATCTATTTGGAAAATTAAATGGGATCATTTAAATAAAGAAAGATACTTTGATATTTATTTACATTCTCTTAACACTACACTCAAAAGATCATTTAGGTAAACAAATAGATAAATTGACTATATAAAAATAAAAATATGGCAGTAAGCATTGAAAAGAAATACCAAAAATTAACAGATACAGAACATGTTCTATTAAGACCTGGTATGTATGTTGGATCTATTAAGCCACATACTGAAGAAGTATTTTTACCAATGAAAGGTAAAGATCAATTTCAACTTACTGAAGTAACTTATAATCCAGGCTTCTTAAAACTCTTTGATGAAATCGTTTCCAACTCAGTAGATGAACATAAAAGAAATACTAAATTAAATAAAGTTAAGGTAAACATTGATATGTCTACTGGCCAAATATCAATTTGGGACAACGGAGGAATACCTGTAAAGATTCATAAAGAGTATGATGAGTGGGTACCTGAAATGATTTTTTCAAACTTAAAGGCTGGTAGTAATTTTGATGATACTGAAGATAGGGTCGTTGTTGGAACAAATGGTGTAGGTAGTACACTAACAAATATATTTAGTAAAGAATTCACTATTGAAACTTGTGATGGTAAAAAACAATTTGTTCAGACTTTTAAAAATAATATGTCTGAGCGCTCTAAGGCTAAAATTACAAATAAGAAAACTGCATTTACAAAAATAACATATCTTACTGATTTTAAAAGATTTGATTTAAAAGGTATTGATAAGAATCATTATTTAATGATTACTAAAAGACTTATTGATATTGCAGCATGTAATCCTACCCTTAAAATATTCTTAAATGATAAACCTATTGCATTTAGAACTTTTAAAGATTATGCAAGTCGTTATGTAACTCCAGTATTTTATGATCAATCAGAACATTGGAAAATTGGAATAGGACATTCAACGACAGGCTTTAAAGCAATATCATTTGTTAATTCAGTTGAAACTAAAGACGGCGGTACTCATGTTAATAATATAGACTGGCAAATTACATCTTATCTTAGGGATAAAATTAAAAGGAAATATAGAGTAGACGTAAAGCCTTCTGAATTAAGACAGCATTTATATTTGTTTATTAACTGTACTGTTATTAATCCAGCGTTCTCTTCTCAAACAAAGGAAAAATTAATTACTGCTCCTAAGGATTTTGGTACAAGCCATGTTTTAAGTGAAAAAGTGTTGAGGCAAGTTTTAAATTCTGAAATCATACAATCAGTATTAGATTGGATTGAAAGAAAAAAAGATGCTGATGAAAGAGCAAAACTTAGAAAATTAAATAAAGGTTTAGATAAAACTAAAGTTCTTAAATTAATTGATGCAAAGAAAAGAGGTGATAGAGAAAAATGTACACTTGCTATATTTGAAGGCGATTCTGCATCCTCTGCATTTAGAAGATATAGAGAGCCACAGTACCAAGGAGCATTTCCATTAAGAGGTAAATTTATAAATGTTAGAGAATTAACGGCATCCAAGGTTGTGCAGAATAAAGAGGTACAATCTATGATGGCTGCTATGGGTTTAAAGATCGGGCATGAACCTAAAGATCTAAGATATGGTAAAATACTTTTGTATACCGATGCAGATGTAGACGGTAATTCTATTGCAGCACTACTGATTAATTTCTTAGGTAAATACTGGCCAGAATTATTTAGCGAAGGTAGAGTACTTAAAGTAGAAACACCTCTGATGGTTGCAAAGAAAGGTAAAGAATCTTTAAACTTTTATTCAGATAATGATTATCAAGAATGGGAATCTAAACAGAGAAATTTAAATTCTTGGTCAATCGAATATAAGAAAGGTTTGGCTGCATTGGAAGATGCAGAATATAAAGAGATCATTAGAAGCCCGAGAACTTTTACTCTTACTAAAGACAATGGATTTAATAATACATTAGATATCTGGTTTTCTAAAGATTCTACACCGCGTAAAGGAAAGATACTTGGGGAGACTGTAATAATTAAAAACAACAAATCATTATTTTAAATGAAAAAAACTAGAACTGTAACATCTTTTTTTGATAAAGAATATTTAGATTATGCAAGATATGTTGTAGAAAACAGAGCTATACCAAGTTGCATCGATGGACTTAAACCAACACAGAGAAAGGTTGTTTATATTGCAAATAAAATATGGAAAACTGGTAATGAAAAACCTATGAAGTTATTTCAGCTTGCAGGTAGAGTTGCAGCTGAAGCATTTTATCATCATGGTAATACTTCATTAGAATCTTCAATGGTTGGAATGGCTCAAAAATTTAAAAATTCATTACCATTATTAGAAGGCGTTGGTCAGTTTGGTTCTTTAAGAAGCCCTGCTGCTGGTGCACCTCGTTACATTAGTGCAAAGCTACATCCTAACTTTAGATTACTTTATCAAGATTTTGATTTATTAGAAAATAAAATAGAAGAAGGTGAAAAAATAGAACCTGCATTTTTCTTACCAATTGTACCAACTGTTATATTAAATGGTACATCAGGAATTGCTGTTGGTTTTGCTACAAATATTTTAAATAGAAATCCTAAAGATGTAGTAGATGCATGTATATCTACTCTTAATAATAAAAAGATGAAAGTATTAGCTCCGTGGATACAGGAATTTAAAGGAACTTTTATTAGAGATTTAGAAAATCCAAAAACATGGAAGATTAAAGGTCAGTATCAAATTATTAATACAACTACCGTAAAGATAACTGCAATACCACCAAACTATACATATGAAAGGTATGAAGAAATATTAAATCTTTTACAAGAAAAAGGTATCATAACTTCTTATGATGATAATTCATCTGAAACTATTGAGTACATATTAAAGTTCAGAAGGTCTGTGTTAAATAGCTTAGTAAGCAGTGAAGGTAAATTGGAAAGAACTTTAAGATTAAATACACAAGAAACTGAAAACCTAACAACACTAGATGAAAATGGCAAATTAAAGATTTTTGATAAAGCTGAAGATATTGTAAAACATTTTGTAGACGTAAGGTTAGGATGGTATCAAACACGAAAAGATTATTTAATTGATAAAACAGAAAAGCAATTATCATTAGTAACAAATAAAGCAAGGTTCATTAAAGATATTATTGATGGTAAGTTAAAAATTAATAATGTGCCTAAAGAAAAAATTGTAACTTATTTAAAAACTAATGCGTATGATACTGTTCATGGTTCATATGATTATCTTTTATCAATGGCTATTCATTCTTTAACAAAAGAAAGATATGAAAAATTATTATTAGAAAAAGAAGGGTGTATTATTGCACTCAAAACATTAAAAGCAACCGATCCTAAAGAAATGTATTTAACAGATCTTAAAAAATTAAAGCAATCAATTAAGTAAACTTTTTTTAAAAACAACATATAATAATAAATCAATCTATATGAACACTTATCAATTTTGTATAAAAAACGATTGCCGAATAGCTTGTATTGCGAACAGCGAAGATAAAGCATGGAAATGGTTAGGAAAAACAAAAAACCTTACAACGGAGAGTGTAAAAAAACTTTATAAAATTAAATTAAAACAATATGATAAAAGAACAATCATCCACAGTTGATTCATCAATGATCAACAAATACGTTTATAACTTTGCCACTGGTACTCTCAAGGTAGAATTTACAGGTGGAGCTTTATATGAATATGCAAATGTAGATCCTGAATTATATAATAACTTATGTAAAGCAGATTCAATTGGCAAATTCTTTAACGAGAAAATTAAAAATAACTTTGAACACATACAACTTTTAACAGACTAAATATGAATAAGAATATAATTTATGATGCTTTAAAATCTCAATTTGAAGCACAGAAGCAATTAGCTTTAGCAACACTAACAATTTATTTAACAAACCCAGTAGGTATAGGTGAACACCCTCAGCATATAGAGGAAATGATGACTTTAACTAGATCATTGGCTGAAGCTGAAGATTGTCTATCAACATTAGAACGAACATTTGAATCTTCAGAAGAAGCTGTCCCGAATGAATAAAGTTATACTAATAGGAAAGGCTGCTGCTGGAAAAGATCATATGAGAAAGGTTTTAGAAGGTAGAGGTTTTACATACGGTACTTCTTATACTACTCGACCGCCTAGAGAAGGTGAAATAGATGGCCAAGATTATTACTTTATTTCTGAAAAGGATTTTAAAAGATTTGCAGATAATAATTATTGGTATGAATACGTAGAATTTAACGGTTGGTATTATGGTACTAGCTATGATCAATTTATGAATACTTGTAATCTGTTTGTAATGACACCTAAAGGTGTGGAGGCAGTAAATCCTATTCATAGAAAAGATTGCACAATCATTTATTTAGATATACCTTTAGAAACTAGAACAAAACGATTAAAAGAAAGAGGAGATCTTAATGATAAAATTCAAAGAAGACTAGATGCAGATGAAATTGACTTTAAAGATTTTAAAGATTATGATATTCTCATAAACAATTCTAACTTTTAATCATATAAAAATAAAACATGAGTAAATTCATTATTATAGAAGGTACCGATAATGTAGGTAAAGATACACAACAAGATTTAATTATTAAAAATATGAGTGAACATGTTTTTCATAAGCTTCATTATTCATCATTACCGTTTAAGGATGATATAGAAAAACATACTACATATTCCAAAGAGCTTTATGAAAGCATGTTTTTATTAATGATGAAATCTAAAGTAGGTCATAAAAAAGGTGATACTGATATTAATCTTATTTTTAATAGATCTCATTTAGGTGAAACTGTTTATTCACCATTATATAGAGGTTACTCTGGTGATTATGTTTTTGATATCGAAAAGAAATTTACAAAAGCACTAAGAGAAGATTTATATTTAATTACATTAACAAATGATCCACATACAATATTAAAAAGAGATGATGGTAAATCATTTTATGGTAATGAAGAAGAAGTTAAAGCTGAGCTTGACGGATTTAAAAGAGCTCATAGATTAAGTACTATTAAAAATAAGTTACATGTTAATGTAGGTACAATGAGTGCAATAGAAGTATCTAATATTATAGCAGAATTCTTAAAGCACCAAAATACAGTAACTGGAGATAATAAACAATTAAACTTATTTGAATAATGGCTAAACCTGAAGATTTATTATATGAAGCTTATAATGAAGGTATTAGAGATGAGGTACTTGCAGAGAGCAGGCGTTTATCAGAATTAGCTGGTGAGTATAAACATATGCCATTTAATACTAGGTTAGAAAAAGCATTAAATAATATTAGAGAAAAGAAAAAAAAGAATGAGAACATATAGAGGAGATACATTTGCAGATGTTTATGAAAAGGCATTAAGAGATACATTAGAGAATCCTGATTATACTTCTAAACCTAGAGGTATGCAAATTAAAGAAATAAGTAATGCAGCTTTAGTTATAGATGATCCTTATTTTCCACTTTAT